CCTCGGAAATTCTCCGGGGGGATATTTTAGGGAATGTTTTATAACAGTTTTAAGGGCTCTGGGGGTTTCCTGCCTATCTTGCTTGCCTTGATATTCCTGTTCAGTGATCCACGTTCTCCAGATTTGACAATAAATCTCCTTTCTATTGAATTCCGTTGCCCTGGAGCCCTTAAAACTGTTATAAAACTAGTACAAAGTCGATAGATATTTGTATGAAAGGAGGTAGAATCGTGCCAAAAAAGAAGGAACAGTATATTAGAAGTGATCCAAAACCGGCAATAAGACCTGCACTTACTCCAGAAGCACGCGAGAACCAGCTCATTGCATTAGCTGTCGACCTTGCTGAGCAGCAACTCAGAGATGGTACGGCCTCCTCTCAGGTGATCACACATTACTTGAAGCTTGGATCAACAAAGGAAAGACTCGAAAAAGAGAAATTGGAAGAAGAGAACAAACTACTTCGAGCCAAAACGGAAGCATTGCAGTCTGCACAGCGTAGCGAGGCGCTCTATGCCGAGGCTATTGCCGCCTTCAGAACATATGGAGGGTATGGTAAAGATGAGCCAACTTAAAAGATATTCCGAGTTGATCCAACTCTCTTCTTTCGATGATAGATACAATTATCTCCGACTCAAAGGACAAGTCGGAGAAGACACATTTGGGTTTGATCGATATTTGAATCAGATGTTCTACACAAGCACTGAATGGAAGCAATTCAGGAATTATATTATTACAAGAGACAATGGATGTATTATGGGGTTATCTGATTATCCTTATGCTAGAGGCGACAGGATAGTAGTGCATCATATGAATCCATTGAACAAAGATGATATTATTCACAGTTCGGATTTTCTGATGAATCCGGAGTATGCGATCAGTGTTCCTGATTGGCTCCATCGGGCAATTCATTATAATTTGGACAATGTATCATTTGAACCAAAACTTGTAACCAGATATCCTGGAGACACATGCCCATGGAAAGGAGGACATTAATGGAAAGCATTCTTAATTCAGTTAAAAAGATAGTAAATGTAAGTTTGGAAGACGATTCTTTTGATCAGGATCTTATCATTTATACAAACACAATTCTGGCCGTCCTCACACAAATGGGCGTGGGTCCGGTGGAAGGCTTTGTAATTACCGGAGAAGAAGAGACATGGGATGACTTTGTTGGGGATGACATTAGAATCCAGTTGATTAAAACTTACGTTGGCCTTCGTGTCAGGATGATGTTCGATCCGCCTACTAATAGCTCTGCTGTACAGGCGTTCGACAACTCTATCCAGGAGACGCAGTGGCGGATCTATGCGATGACCAATTATGGGGGATGGACGTAATGCTCGATAACCGAGCAGTTCCTATTTATTATGGACAATTTCGAGAAGCAGTAATGCGAGGCGAGATCCCGATCAATCGAGAGATTGAAATGGAGATGCATAGGATCGATGATCTTATTGCTAACCCTGGGATCTACTATGATGCGGAAGCGATCAATGGTTTTATAGCGTTCTGTGAGAATGAACTTACATTGACTGATGGTGAGCCTCTGTTTCTTCTTCCGACATTCAAACTTTGGGCAGAACAGATCTTTGGTTGGTATTACTTTGTGGATAAGAGCGTATGGGTTCCTGCTGAGAATGGTACAGGAGGACACTACGAGAACCACAGAGTAAAGAAGAGGCTTATTAATAAACAATATTTGATAGTAGCTCGAGGAGCAGCAAAATCCATGTACGGATCTTGCCTCCAGGGCTACTTTCTTAATATCGATACGTCTACTACAAACCAAATCACGACTGCTCCAACGATGAGACAGGCGGAAGAGATCATGCAGCCATTGCGGACTGCTATAAGTCGAGCAAGAGGGCCTTTGTTTAAGTTCATGACAGAAGGATCTATCAGAAATACTTCTGGTTCTAAAGCTAACAGGCCTAAACTAGCTGCTACAAAGAAAGGCATTGAAAACTTTCTTACCAATTCGCTTCTCGAAATTAAACCTATGAGTATCGATAAGCTTCAGGGATCTAGATGTAAGGTTGCTACCATAGACGAGTGGCTGTCTGGCGATACAAATGAAGACGTTGTGACACCAATCGAGCAGGGTGCTTCCAAAAATGACGACTGGCTTATTGTTGCTATCAGCTCCGAAGGTACTGTACGTAATGGAGTTGGCGATACAATCAAAATGGAATTAACTGAGATACTTAAAGGGGGCTACATCAACCCACACGTGTCTATCTGGTGGTACAAACTGGACTCTATAGACGAAGTCGGTAATCCGGCAATGTGGTTGAAGGCTAATCCTAATCTTGGAAAGACTGTAAGTTATGAAACTTATCAGTTGGACGTAGAAAGAGCTGAGAAAGCTCCAGCTGCTAGAAACGATATTTTAGCTAAGCGTTTTGGAATCCCAATGGAAGGTTATACATACTTCTTTACATATGAGGAGACGATCCCGCATAGACATAGAGACTTCTGGAAGATGGAATGTGCTCTTGGTGCAGACTTGTCGCAAGGCGATGACTTCTGCGCATTCACATTTTTGTTCCCTCTTCGTGGAGGAGCCTTTGGTGTAAAGTCCAGGTGCTATATTACAGAACTCACATTGTCTAAGCTGCAAGCTGCTGCTCGTTTAAAGTATGAGGAATTCATTAATGAGGGCAGCCTTATTATTATGCCTGGAACTGTTCTTGATGTGATGATGGTATACGAGGATCTTGATACACATATTGCACATTGTCAGTACGATGTTCGGGCATTTGGATTTGACCCGTATAATGCTAAGGAGTTTGTAGAGCGTTGGGAGAGAGAAAATGGTCCATATGGCATAGAGAAGGTAATACAGGGTGCTAGAACAGAGTCTGTTCCTCTTGGCGAGCTTAAGAAGCTTGCTGAGGAGCGGCTTCTTTGCTTCGATGAGCAGATCATGATGTACGCGATGGGGAATGCCATTACGATTGAAGATACTAATGGCAATAGAAAACTCCTTAAGAAACGTTATGACCAAAAGATAGACCCTGTATCAGCTATGATGGATGCATATGTGGCATATAAGGTAAATGTGGAATTATTTGGGTAGGTGATCTGATTGTGGCAATATAGATATCCTGATGAGCTATATCATCATGGTGTAAAAGGCCAGAAATGGGGAGTTAGGAATCTTCCTAAATATGAGCGTCGATTTAGAAAAAGAAGAGCAAAAGCAGTATATAGAACTGATAAAAAACTTAGAAAAATGATCAAGAAGGAAGATCGTATTAAAAATAGTATAGACAAAGCAAAAGAACGTAATAAATCAGAAAAAGTATCTGAATTAAAAAATAAACAAAAAGCTATAAAGAGTATTCAGAAGTCGTTAACAAAATATCGTAATCGAGTTGCTTCTGGTTTGACGAAATATGAATTAGATAAAGGAAAAGCTTGGTGCCGTAATGAAACCGCGGCCAGAGTAATGACTTTATTGTTTACTCCTGTAATTGTTGGTGTCGGCGTAAATATAGGTTATTCTAAGAGAAACAGAGAAGTAACTGAAAAATATTCATAACATGAAGGCAGGTGATTTATTTGTGGCAATATAGATACACTGATGAGCTTTATCACAAAGCTGGGTTTAAATATATAGATAAAATTTTTAAGAATGGTCGTTGGCAGTATATCTATGACCAAGCTTCGTCTGGTGTTAACAACATGGCGCGACAGGTGTCTAATTTTCATAGACGAAATGTCAATGCTATTTCTATTGCTTACCAAAACACTGCTGCGGCTATAGCCAACAACAGATTAGCTCGCCAAAGAGGGAGAGTAATCGATCGTACAGCTAAGGATGTACGTAAAGTATTAACTTCTAAAACAATGTCTGAGATAGCAAAAGCATCTGAAAAGGCACAAGAAAAAGCTGCTAAAAAGAAAGAGCGATATGCTAAAGCGGTTGGCAAAAGTGTTAAGAAGATCGCATCTAGATCCGCAAAAGACATTAAACTAGATAATGGAATAGGACTAGCTGGAAAAACAAAAAAGATTTTGGATAAAATCTCAGCTAGTGGGAATAAAGTTTATAAAGATGTGAAAAATAAAGTTGGAAACAAAATTGGTATGGAAGAGCGTAGACGTTCTGTCGCAGCTGCTGCCAGATCTGATATGTCACAATTTAGAAAAGGTGTAGCAGATAAAGTAAGTTCTCAAGCTATAGCTTCTGCTCAAAAAGATCCAAATAATGATGCAAAGTATAAACGGGCTATAGATACTTCTGATGCCTATTTCGAAGAAGTTACTAAGGCACGTAAAGATCAAAAAGACGCTGATATTGCACAAAGAATTTATTATAACACCCAGCTTGGAAAGAGAGATCTACGTAGAAAAGAAAAAGAATTAAAGAAAAAACGTAAAGGTTAAAGGTAGGTGATCTAGTTGTGGCAGTTTGTGACAGGTAACGAGCTTTATCACCATGGCATTCTTGGGATGAGATGGGGAGTTCGACGCTGGCAATATAAAGATGGCTCGTTGACTCCTGCGGGTAAGAAACGAGCCGCTAAACTAGCTAAAAAGTATAGAGAAACTACTAGCTCTGAGATATCGCCTGCTGTGAAAACTAAGCGTAAAATCGAAGATATGTCTAACGAAGAGTTAGCAGAGAGAGTAGTTAGAAATAGGCTTGAAGCAGATTATATGCGGAGTCTGTCTGATAAGCAGGCTATGATAAAGAAGACAGAGCCATTTATTAAGAAGTTTACTAAAGAAACCCTTTTACCTAAATTGGCATCTTCTCTTGGCGACGCATTGAAACGTCACACTGATAAAATTATTGACGATCTCTGGGAAGAGAAACTTGGTCCGGCCATGGGTATAGACAAGTATGATATGGCCAAGCAGATCAAGAGCGCTAAAAGTAAAGCTGATCTTAAGAGAGAGCTTAACCGTATTATCGAAGAGGATGCCAGAAAAAGAATGTATGACGACTGGGTAAATAATGATATGTGGAATAAGATTTATGAAGACGCATTTAATAAGCGTAGCAATAATAACAACAATAATAACAATAATAACAACGGAACTCCGTAAGATAGGAGGAAAACCTCAAAATGGCAGAAACATTAGCATCCAGGTTTAAGCACGCCTGGAATGCCTTTGTGGGCAATAAAGATCCCACGTTTCGATATAGAGACATTGGAGTAGGCTATTCTTATCGTCCGGACCGTCCTCGGTTTACAAGAGGAAATGAGCGGTCGTTGGTCACTTCGGTGTTCAATAGGATCGCTATGGACGTTGCGGCAATTGACATTAAACATTGTCGATTGGACGAAAACGATCGTTTTCTTGAAGAAATGGACTCCGGACTGAATACGTGTTTAAACCTGGAGGCTAATATTGATCAGACCGGTAGGGCATTTAGGCAAGACATAGTAATGTCTATGCTTGATGAAGGATGTGTGGCCGTTGTGCCTGTTGACACAGCGATCGACCCCAATAAGTCTACCGGATTTGACATTCTTACCATGAGAGTGGGAAAGATTCTTAATTGGTATCCGGAACATGTAAAGGTTCGAGTGTATAATGATCGAACTGGCCGAAAGGAAGAGATCACAGTATCTAAACGATCGGTTGCGATTATTGAAAGTCCACTATATTCGGTGATTAATGAGCCTAACTCTACTATGCAGCGATTGATAAGAAAATTGATTTTGCTTGACGAGACAGATGAAAAGACGGCGTCTGGGAAATTGGATTTGATTATTCAGTTGCCATATGTCATTAAGACAGATGCTAGAAGAGAACAGGCTCGGGAAAGAATGCAGGACATCGAGAATCAGCTATCCAAGTCCAAATATGGTGTAGCATATACCGATGGTACAGAAAAGATAGTTCAGCTTAATCGATCGTTGGAGAATAATTTGCTTAATCAGGTAGATAAATTACAGGAAAACCTGTATGCACAGTTGGGCATAACAGATGAGATCCTTAAAGGCTCTGCTGATGAAGCGACAATGTTAAATTATTATAGTAGAACAACAGAACCGATTCTGTCCGCGATCACTGATGAATTTAAAAGGAAGTTTCTTTCAAAGACTGCTCGAACTCAGAAGCAGTCTATTTTATTCTTCAGAGATCCGTTCAAGTTGGTGCCCGTTAATAGTATTGCTGACATAGCAGATAAGTTTACCAGAAACGAAATAATGACATCCAATGAGATCCGGCAGGCTATTGGGCTTAAACCATCCAAAGAGCCGAAGGCCGATATGCTTATCAATAGTAACCTTAATCATTCTCCTGAAGAAATGGGACAAATAGAGGGAGAAGGATATGATGAAAATGGTGAACCATTGTATGATGAGAATGGTCAGCCATTATATGAAGAATATTAAGAAAGGAGTTCCTCAAAATGGAAGCATATGATTTTTCCGGATACGCTACCAGAAACGACCTGACGTGCAGTGATGGTCGCGTGATCCGTAAAGATGCGTTTGCGCATTGTGACGGTAAGAAAGTACCTATTTGTTGGAATCATGAGCATGACGACCCGTCGAAAGTTCTTGGATATGCTATCCTTGAGAACCGGAATGATGGTGTTTATGCCTATGGTTCTTTTAACAACACTGCTAATGGGCAGGATGCGAAGGCCACAGTAGAACATGGCGATGTTACATCGCTGTCCATTTATGCAAATCAGCTTCGACAGAAGGGCAATGAAGTTCTGCATGGGGAAATTAGAGAGCTTAGCTTGGTCCTTGCCGGAGCAAATCCTGGTGCGTATATCGATTTTGTAGTAAAGCATAGCGACGAAGGTTCTGAGGAAGTCGAAGAACTGTATGCCAGCTATGATGAAAGGATCGTAATTCATTCGGCAGAAGCTGCCTCAGAAAGCGATCCCGAGCCTAAAGAAGATAAAGAGGAGGAAAAGCCTGTGGCTGAAGAAAGAACTGTCGGCGAAATTTTCGACGACATGACCGAAGAACAGAAAAACGTTGTATATATGCTTGTTGGCCAGGCTCTTGAAGATGCCGGCGTAGAAGATTCTGAAGGAGGTTCCGAAGTGAAGCACAATGTTTTTGACAACGATAGCCAGGATGAGGTCCTGGCGCATTCCGCGATGATGGCTGATGCTCTTGCTGACGCCAAGAAATACGGTTCCCTGCGTGACAGCGTGATGGCTCATGCTGAGGCATCTGGTATTACGAATTACGATTATCTGCTGCCTGAGCCCGATTCTCTGAACACTCCGCCCGAGTGGATCAAGGAGAATGAGGACTGGGTTAGCAAGATCATGCGTGCTGTTCATCACACCCCGTTCTCCCGCGTTAAGAGCATGTTCGCTCAGCTGGATGAGACCGAAGCTCGTGCCAGGGGCTACATCAAGGGCAATATGAAGAAGGAGCTGGCTCTGGCTGTTCTGAAGAGAACGACCCTGCCGACCACCGTGTATATTAAGATGAAGATGGATCGTGACGATATCATCGACATCACCGATTTCGACGTTGTTGCGTGGCAGCGTGCCGAGATGCGTAGCCAGCTGGATAAGGAGCTTGCTCGCGCGATGCTGCTCGGCGATGGCCGCGATCTGTCCTCCGACGACAAGATCAATGAGCAGAACATTCGTCCTGTCATCAGCGATGATGACATGTATACCATTAAGTACACCGTGACTGATGGTACTGACTATAATGATGACTTCAACTCTGCTTCCGCCAACGATTCCGAAGCGAAGGGTATCATTCGTGCTGCCGTTAAGTCTCGTAAGCAGTACAAGGGTTCCGGTAATCCGACCTTCTTCACCACCGAGGAAGTTCTGACCAACCTGCTGCTGATTGAGGACCAGAATGGTCGTCGGATCTATGAGTCTGAAGCCAGCCTGGCTACGGCCATGCGTGTCAAGGAGATCGTGACGATTCCTGAGATGGAACTGGATACTTACAGTGATGTCTATGGTATCATTGTTAACATGGCTGACTACAACACCGGTGCCGATAAGGGCGGTGCGGTTGCTATGTTCGACGACTTCGATATCGACTACAACCAGCAGAAGTATCTGATGGAGACTAGGATGTCCGGCGCTCTGGTTCGTCCTTATTCCGCGATCGTTCTCAAGAAAGAGAGCAAGGAATAATTATTAATAAGATCTAATAGGAGGATCAAACAATGAGTAAGACTGAAAAAGTGTTTGCTGTTGCCGACCAGAAGTATGTTGGCATGATCGTTGCTTATCCGGTGAGTGACGGAGATGATGGTTATTATGCTGCTAAGGTAGAAGAGCCCTCTGAGACTTTTGCCGCTGAAGAGTGGTTTACTGCTGAAGAACTGCATCAGGCGTTTGTTGCTGGTACTCTCGTTATTGCGACTGAAGATGGTTATGAGAGAGTTACAGTCGTAGCTGATGAAGTATATTCTGGTGCTGAGTCTGCTGTTACTGCCAATCCTGGCGAAGCCACCGATAAATAATTCCTCAAAATGGCAAGATTCGCTGGAAAAGTCGGGTTCATAGTAACCAAAAAGACTCATTTGGATGTATATGAGGAGATTCCGGTAGAACGTACCTATTATGGAGATCTTCTTCGAAACACAAGAAGAATGCAGGATTCCGGAACCCTAAATGATAATCTTGTAATTTCAAATGAAGTATCCATAGTAGCGGATCCGTTTGCCAGAGAGAATTTCCACAACATTCGATATGTAAAGTACATGGGGACTAAATGGAAGGTTTCTTCTGTTGATGTTCAGTTTCCAAGATTAATTTTGTCTTTGGGAGAGGTGTACAATGCGTAATCGAAAAGATCTACATGACGTTTTACAGGAGGCTTTGGGAGAAGAGTTTAAGTGTAATCTCTACTACCAGCCTCCTCCGTCTGTAAAGATGTGCTATCCATGTATTCGGTATTCTAGAACTCATATACTTAATAAGTATGCCGACAATGCTCCATATGCACAGGGACATTCTTATGAAGTGTTTGTTATAGATAAGAATCCAGATAGTCCAATCGTTAAAAGAGTCTCGCTGCTTCCGCAGTGTAGACATGATCGGCATTATACTGCTGATCAGTTAAATCATGATGTATTCACAATTTTCTATTAAGGAGGAAAAACATGTCTAAACTTGTTTGGGATCAGACTGGCGAAAGATTCTATGAAACTGGTGTTCGGAATGTAGTTCTTTATGTCCAGAATTCTGATGGTACTTATGGTAAGGGTGTTGCTTGGAACGGCGTTACGGCTATCACGGAGAGCCCCTCCGGTGCCGAGGCCACTGCCCTGTATGCTGACGACATTAAGTATCTGAATCTCATTTCCAATGAGGAGTTCGGTGCTACGATCGAGGCTTACACTTATCCTGACGAGTTTGCTGAGTGCGATGGTTCTGCCAATATCTTCACTGGTATTACCGTCGGTCAGCAGAATCGTAAAGCGTTTGGTCTGTGTTATCGCACTGCTATTGGCTCTGATACCGATGGCAACGATCATGGTTATAAGCTGCATATTATCTATGGCGCGAAGGCCACTCCGTCTGAGAAGGCCTACTCTACCATTAATGACAGCCCCGAGGCGATCACCTTCAGCTGGGAGCTGAGCACGACTCCTGTGTCTTTCGATACGAAGTCCACCGGCGGTACGACTCTTAAGCCCACTGCCACTATTACTATTGACTCCACGAAGGTTAATAAGACCAATATGGATGCTCTTGAGGCGTATCTGTATGGTGTAGATGCTTCTTCTGGCGTTTCTGCTACCGATCCCGGTTTGCCGCTGCCTGATACTCTGATTGGTCTTCTGACTGCTCAGAACTAAGTCTTGACTATTGGGGCCTCTTTTCTTAGGGGCCCCTTCTTTTTATTAGAAAGGAGATTTATTAATGCTTAAAAAGACAATTAAATACACCGATTATAACGGTGTAGAACGTACTGAGGATTTCTATTTCAACCTCACGAAAGCTGAAATTATGGAAATGCAGCTTTCTACTACCGGTGGTCTGGATGAGATGATTCAGAGAATAATCACCACCCAGGATGTGCCGGCGATCGCGAAGATCTTTAAGGATCTCGTGCTTAAAGCTTATGGTCAGAAGAGTCCCGATGGCCGTAGGTTTATCAAGAACGAAGAACTTACAGAGGAGTTCTCACAGACAGAAGCATATTCCGAACTTTACATGAGTCTTGCTACTGATGCAGATGCGGCTTCTGCCTTTATTAATGGTATTGTTCCTAAAGATGTAGCCGAAAAGGCCGCTGAGATGCAGGCAAATAACCAGCTGCCTGGTTCTCAGGATTAATGCTAGTTCTTACAATACCTGGAAGAGAAATATGGGATGAGGCTAATGAACGATTTATTGTGACTGACACCTGCACATTGCAATTAGAGCATTCATTGGTCTCATTATCTAAATGGGAGTCAAAATGGTGTAAAGCTTTTCTTAGCGAGTTCGTTGAGAAGACCGAAGAAGAGGCATTGGATTATGTCCGATGCATGACGATTAATCATGTAAAACCCGAAGTGTATCATGCTTTGACCCAGAAAGATATTCAGAAGATTTCTGACTATATTAATGCCCCGATGACGGCTACAACCTTTTCTGATCAGCAGAAAAAGGGGCCTAGGAATCGAGATGTAATCACTTCCGAACTTATTTACTATTGGATGGTCGCTTTACAGATTCCTTTTGAATGCCAGAAATGGCATCTTAATCGTTTATTAACATTAATACAGGTATGCAACATTAAGAATCAGCCTCCTAAGAAAATGAAGAAGGCTGATATTTTGAGTAGAAATGCTTCCTTGAATGCTGCTCGTAGAGCAAAGATGGGAACAAAAGGATAGCAAAGAAAGGAGGAAAGAGCATGATAGTATTCAGACAAAAAGGCGATTTTAGAAAATTGAATGGCTATTTTGAGAGAGTAAAAAATGCTATTAAGATTGGAAATCTCGATAAATTTGGAAAAGCTGGAGTAGAGGCTCTTTCCTCCGCTACTCCCATAGATTCAGGAGAGACAGCAAGCTCCTGGTACTATGACATTAAACGGGAAAATGGGAGAGTTACTATCAGTTTTAATAACTCTCATATTAATAAAGGCGTACCGATTGCAATAATTTTGCAGACTGGTCATGCCACTCGAAATGGTGGTTGGGTTGAAGGAAGAGATTACATTAATCCTTCGATACAACCCATTTTTGATGAGATAGCAAGTGATGCGTGGAAGGAGGTCACGAAAGTCCAGTGAGTACTACTATTGATGAAAAAGTAGTAGAGATGCGATTTGACAATGCTCAGTTTGAGAGAAATGTCAGTCAATCTATGAGTACTTTAGACAAGTTAAAAGCAAAGTTAAACTTTAAAGACTCCTCAAAAGGATTAGAAGAATTACAGCATGTTTCATCTAAGATGGACTTTTCCACGCTTAATGGATCAATAGAAACAGTAAAGAATAGCTTTTCGGCCATGGAGGTAATTGGTATTACCGCGTTGGCCAATATTACGAATTCGGCAGTTAATGCCGGTAAACAGCTTGTAAAATCACTTTCAATCGATCAGGTTACTTCTGGTTGGAGAAAAGGTGAAGAAAAGATAGCTTCTATTCAAACATTGGTCAACTCTACTGGCAAATCTCTTGATGAAATAGAAGATTATCTTAGCCAGTTGATGTGGTATTCAGATGAAACCAGTTATAGCTTTACGGAAATGGTTTCGTCTTTGGCTTCTATGACCTCATCTGGCGGCGACATTGATAAACTGATTCCTACTATCATGGGTATCGCTAACTCTACCGCATATGCTGGTAAAGGCGCTGCCGAATTTAGTAGAGTTATTTATAACTTACAGCAGTCTTATGGTCAGGGATATTTGTCTGCTATTGACTGGAAATCAGTTCAGCAAGCTGGCGTTGCTTCTGAGGCTTTAGTAAAAGTATTAATAGAAGAAGGAAAAAAAGCCGGAACAATAGCTGAAGATTTGGCTATATCAGTAGGCGAGTTTCCACAAACATTAAAAGACAAATGGGTTACTTCTGAAGTAATGGAAAAAGCATTTGGTAGATTGGCAGAATTCTCTTTGGCTGTCAAAGAGATGGTAGATTCTGGAGAGGTTTCTACTGCAGCGGAAGCTATTGATATTTTAAGAGACTCATATGATGAGTTAACAGTTAAGATGTTCACTTCAGCGCAGGAAGCTAAGTCTTTTTCAGAGGCTATTAATGCCACAAAGGATGCTGTTAGTTCTGGCTGGATGACGACGTTTGAAAAGATATTTGGTAACTATGAGGAAACTAAAGCTTTTTGGACTGAAGTCACTAATAGTTTGTGGGATATTTTTGCTTCTGGTGCTGAAGCCAGGAACGATGCCATAGAAGAAGTGATGACCAACAATGGAGCGCTAGATACTCTAAAGAAAACTCTCGCTTCTACTGGTCATTCTATGGACGATTACGAGAAGGCATTACGTTCTGTAGCTGCCAGACAGAACATTAATGGCAAAACTATTAATGTTCTTATGGATGAATACGGAAGTCTTGAGAATGTTATTACAAAAGTTGGTATACCAGTAAAGTATCTAAAGGAAGCCTTTGAAAAGTTAACTGGATCTGAAGGTCAGATAGCCACCGTCACTCAAGAAGCAGCAGTATCGCTGGAAGAAATGCGATCCTTAGTGAACGCTGTGATACGCGGTGACTGGGGTAATGGTCAGGAACGGGTTAATCGTTTGACTGAGGCCGGGTATAGCTATGCTGCTACTCAGTTTCTTGTAAATAAGAACTGGGATAGAACCAACCATACATGGCAGGGCGTTGAAGTAACAGCTGAAGATTTGGCTGAAGCCATAAAGCTCATGACCGATGAGCAGAAGAAGAACATGGGCATGACTGACGATCAAATTAAAACTTTTGACGAGTTGGTCGACAAAATGTCTGAGGGTAAGATGACCGCAGATGAGATGTGGGCGGCATTGGAAAAGCCTACTGGAAGAGCTCTTCTTACTGGAAGTATTACTAATGTTCTTGAAGCTGTCTCTACCTTTGTTACAGTTATTAAAACTGCCTGGGGCGAAGTATTTGGCGGAGTTAATACTGGTGCTATATACAATACCATTGAGGCTTTGAACAACTTTACCAAGGCCCTTATTCTCGATGGTGTAGAAGAAGAGGATGGAGAAGTAGTATTAACCAGTCAGGCTCGTAAATTTGCAGATGCGTTGCACGTTGTATTTGGTGCGATTAAAGTAGTTACTAGCATTGTGACTGGCGCGTTTAAAGCTGCTTGGACAATAGTAAAGAATGTATTTAAAGGTGTTTCCACTATTGTAAAAGCGTTTATCGATATGTTACCGAAAGGTGTTTCCAAGTTTAAAGATTGGATAACCAATGGCGAAAACATTGCCAATTTATTTGATAAAATTGGAACCGTTGTAAATAAGGTCGTAGATTTTGTTGTTAAGTTGGTCAAGTCTTTCCTTGAATGGGAGCCAATCAGGGTTCTTGTATCGAAGATTTATGACTTGTTCGTTTCAATAAAAGATGTTTTAAGAGGTATATTTGATCCTATTACTAATGAAGATGGATGGACGGTAGCATTAAGTTTTCAGGAGATAGCTTCCAGAATAGGCGAAGTATTAGGAAATATTGTAAAAGCTATTGCTGATAACGCAGTCGAGATCGCTTCTGCCATTTGGGAAGTAGGCAAACAATTAGTTCTTGGTTTGATCCAGGGGATTAAAGATAATAAAGATGCGATTTGGGACTTTGTGTCTGGCATCTTTAACGGAATTATAGATTTCATTAAATCTATATTCGGGATCCATTCTCCATCTTTGGTAATGATGGCAATAGGCGGTATGCTTATCGCTGGCTTAGTCGCTGGACTTACTGTCGGCTGGGACAACATCTGGCAGGCAATAAAGGATCTTGGTAAGAAATTCATAGAAAACATAGGACCAGTAATCAGTTGGGTAACTGAGTTTATTATCACTGGATTACAAAGTCTTAAAGATGGTATAAACAATATCATAGAATGGGTTAAAGAGAATCTTCCTGGTCTGGCTAATTTCTTCAGTGATCTAACGTTTGGAAAAGCTGTTGGAGCTGGTTTAGGTATTGGCGGTCTTGTTGAATTAATAAAGCTTGGCGATACTTTTAGAAATTTCTCTTCTATACCAGAATCTATAGCTGATATTACTGATGCCTTTAGAAAGATGATGAAGGCTGCTAAATTCAATTTATTTACTATTGGCATCAAAAATCTTGCTACTGCATTACTGTTGTTAGCCATTGCCGTAGCTATTTTAGTTGGTTCACTATGGGCTCTTGCAATGATTCCTGCCTCTAGTCTTGAGCAGAACCTGAAGACTTTAGGTCGTATTATTCAGAACATAATATTCGCCGTTGCTTCTTTGATGGGATTGAATAAGCTTCTTGGCGGAGGCTTGACCGGTTCAATATCTAAGAGTGGTGCAGATTTCTCCAAAAAGGGAAGCGGAATATTTGGTGCTCTTATCGGCTTTGCGATTGCTATAGTAGCATTTGCTTTGGCGATGAAAATAGTATCTACTATTGATGAGAAGGATCTATGGCGAAGTTTTGCCGTAATGGAAGCCATAATTCTTACAATGGTTGGTGCCCTTGCTACATTTATGCTTTTGGCTAAAGGAATACCAGAAAAGTCAAAAGCAATAAAGCAGGTCGGCAGCACAATGCTCAAAATGGCGATTGCGTTGTTACTTATGGTTATTGTTTGTAAATTAATTGCCAAACTTAAAGCGAAAGAGATCGCCGGCGGCATTATAGCTATGGGCCTTCTTGTTGCCTTTATGCTCGGAATGAACATGACGACCAAATATATGAAACATGACCCAAGCATTGGTCTTCTCAAAGCGGTTATTGCTTTGGGTATTATGGTATTAATATTTAAACTAGCAGGAACATTAAAGCTCAAAGATATGGTAAACGGTGTAGTTGTGATGCTGGCCTTTTTACAGTTTATTATACTTTTTGGTGCTATTAGTAAAGTATTTCCAGATATGGCGTCAATGACCGGATTACTTTTGTCATTAGGCGTTTGCATCTTGTTATTGTCTGTTTCTGTTAAGATCCTGTCGTCTATAGAGCCAGGAAAAGCATTTGTTGGTATAGCAGCATTAGTTGCTCTTATGGCAGCAATAACTGGAATGCTGTGGGGGATCAAAGCTGCATTCAAAGGTACTACCGAATTGCCTAAATTATTTGCAATAATTATGGGTTTGACTGTGATGCTAATAGCGATGACAGTATGTGTTGCTATATTGTCTGTGCTAGATGCAGCCGGAGTAGCGCAAGGTGTGGTGGCTATAGCAGCATTGGCAGCAATAATGGCAGGTTTGCTCGCTATGGTAGTTATGATACTCCATGAAACTGGAGGTCAAAAAGTCGAAGGTGTAATGGGTGTAATAATAGCTCTTACAGCAGCTGTTGTGGCAATGACCGCCTGCTTACTTATTATAAATCTTTTATCAGAAGAGCAGGTAAAAAGAGGCACATTAGTATTAGCTGCGCTAATGGCAATGTTTGCTCTTATGCTCGCTGCCGTAGCATTGATAGTTAAATTTGCCGGTAGTTCTGTGAAAGGCGTAATGGCAGTGATCATTGTTCTAACAGTATTTATAGCTGCTATAGCCGTATTGTTGATGGTTCTTTCTCAGGCTGTTCAAGATCCAGAGAAACTGAAATTGATGGCCCTTGCTCTTGTGGCAGTGCTTGCGACACTAGCTTTGGTTATGATTGCAGCTGTAGCAGTTGGTGCGGAAGCTGCACTTGCGATAATTGGCCTTGGTGTTATGGTTATTGCTCTTGGTGCTTTCTGGGCCTGTGCGTTGCTTATTAAACGGATTAATCCAGAAGGATTATTACCGCCGATACAAGCATTAGAAACCCTTGTAACAAATATGTTGCCCATAATGCTTATGTTGGCGTCGTTTGCTATCCTCGGCCCACTCGCTGCTGTTGGCATCGTAGCTTTAGACGTAGTATTAGCGCTTCTTATAGGCTCTATGACTACATTGGCTGGGATCGTTGGTTTTATTGAAGGCACATTTGGCGATGGGTCTGCTATTCGTATTATTAATTATATTGGTGACGTGCTTAATGCCCTTGGCGAAGCAATTGGCAAAGGCATATCTGGTTTTGTGCTTGGATTGACGAACGATCTTGAAGAGATTGGCGAGAGGATAAGTTCGTTTGTTGACAAGATAACTCCTGGTTTAGAAAAAGTTAGTGGCTTTGGTCCAGAATTGGTAGAAGGAGCTCAAAATCTATTAGGCTTCTTTGTCAACCTCACTGGATCCAAAATAATGAACGCCATAGGTGATCTTCTCGGCACCGATACTGATAAATTGGGTGCCGATATGGCCAAGTTTGGCAATGCTATTCGTGGGTTCTATTTCGCCATGAAGGATATCGATTTTAATGTAGTTGATCTTGCTACTCATGTTGGCGAAAAATTAGTAGAACTGCTTAATATGATCGAGCCCAATAAGGGTTTATTTACTATATTTAAAAATGTCGATATGGACGATTTCAAAGCAGATGCGAAAGCATTTGGAGAAGCTTTATCGGCTTATATAACTGCTTTAGGTCCAGCAATTGCTATGGGTCTTCCAGCATTGCTTGCGGCCGAGATAATGGGCCTTGTTGCTTCTGGAATGGTAACTAACATGAAGGATTTGGATGGTTATCGTTCTAAAAAGTCATCTATAGAAAAGTTTAGAGATGATATGCAGATATTTGTGCCGGCTATGGCTGATATTATGGATCATCTTAAATTAAAGTCCGCGGTTCTAACTTCTACTGTTGGTGCAAAAGCATTGACATCTCTTACTGAGACTTTGGTAGAGTTGGAGAAAGGACTTCCCCGTCGGGGTGGCATAATTGATGCCTGGTTTGGAAAAGATGATATTGGTAAGTTTGGCGCAAGAATGACTGAATTTGCAAAAGGTGTTTGTCTCTTTGCTCAGGTAATTGTCGATAAAGGGGCTAACCTGGATAACAATCTGGTCAATAAAGCTATCTATGTTGCAAAGACTCTTGGCGCGATCGAAAGTAATCTGCCTACCAATACTAATATGGTGGCTTCTTGGTTCGGTAAAGATGTCGCTGTATTTAGTTCTTCTGGCGGGGATATTGGCGAATTTGGAATCAGACTTGGAACATTAGCTAATGGCATTTGCGGATTTGCTGATAAGATAGCCAACCATGGTCAGAATCTTGATAACGGTCTTGTGACGAAAGCAGTCACTGTGGCTAAAGTGTTAGCCGCATTAGAAAGCTCTTTACCAGATAAGCAGACTGGTATCAAAACCTGGTTCTCCAATACAGAAGAAGGCACATTTGATGATTTTGGTCATGCTTTAGGAGTATTAGCCCAGGGCATTCTTGATTTTTCAGATAGTTTGGGCGATGCCGATTATAGTAATGTGATGCTATGGATTCCAAAAATCGAACGAATGATAGCATTGCTCAATACTATTGGTAGCGTATGCGCAAGGAATAATATTAATGATATTTTCCAGGTTATTAATGGTGTTGGCGTCCTTGGCGAAAAGATAAAGCATTTTGCTGATGAAACAAATGGATTGGATACAACATCTTTTGATGCCGGAATGAGTGCGTTGTCTAGCATCTCAAATGTGGTTGGCGATCTGACTACAGGCAAAGCTCAGGCTTTCTCCTTTATGGCAGATGGTATGTCTAAACTTGCTACAGCTGGTGTCGATACATTTGTTTCTTCTGTTGATAACATTGAGAATCTTAATAAGATTATCGATGAAGCTAATAAGTTGGTTCATGCTTTCGTCGATGAATTATCATCAGATGTAATGATGTCTTACATTGAAGATGTTGGTAACGAGCAGGCCGACATGTATGTCGACGCCGTTGGGCTGCAGACGCATGTTAGTGATGCGCAAACAAAAGGTAATCAGCTTGCTCAGGGGTACATTAATGGCTTAAAGTCAGAAGGCAAACTTAAGAGTGCGTATAATGCTGGTAGATCGTTAGCAAAGAAGGCTTTGCAAGGTATTGCTGATGGTCAGGCTTCCAAGTCGCCATCTAGAGAAGGCATCAAGTATGGTAATTACTTAGGAGAAGGCTTTGTCATTGGCATTGATGCTTATAGTTCGAATGTTTATTCTTCTGCGTCTGATCTTGGCACAACTGCTGTTAATAGCCTTGGCAATGCCATTGCTAGCGCAAGGGAAATGCTCGATCAGAACATTGATTCTCAGCCTACTATCCGACCTGTTCTCGATCTCAGTGAGATCCAGGCTGGCGCTGGGCAGATTGGAAGTCTTCTTAATGCAAGTCCATATATCTTTGGTGGATCTAGCACTGCTCAATCGATCAGTAGAAGTTTTATCGGTCAAAATGGAAGAAATTATGATGTAGTTTCTGCCCTTGATCGTCTTGGCAGCGATATTGTGAATAATAGTTCTGGAGATTCGTACGTAATCAATGGTGTTACTTACGAAGAAGGATCAGATGTAGCTGCGGCTATTCAGACGTTAGCTCATGCCGCAGTTATTAGTGGAAGGAGATAAGATATGGGAAACAGAGCAGCTTCGTATGACAGAAATGTTGGCACATATACTGTAGTTCGAAACGATACTTTGTGGTGGATTTGTACAGATCTTATTGATCATATCAGGAATGCTTCCGAGCAACCTGGAATGACCGTCAACCAGGCCATGACTTGGGTGGCAAACAAAAATAATATGGCAAGCATCAATGAATACTTGTATGTTGGACAAGTACTCGCTATCCATGATGTTGCTAGCAGTTCTTCTACAGCACCGACTACAAAGATAAGCAAGAGCCCGATCATTACATATTTTGGTCGGGCTATTCCTATTCCTCCGGATGTCGAGACTTCTGACCCGGCTACTTCTGGTGTTACATTAGACGACAGGTCTTTGTTAGCCATATGGACATGGGGACAAGAAACAAATACTGCCAGTTATGAGTATATTTGGAAATATACTAACGGGCTGGTGGATAATACTGGTAAAACTATTTGGCTTGAAGAAACTGGATCTAATAGTATTGACGATGATCATAGTAGCGATAGAAATTATCTAGACGCTGCTAGGCAAGCTACATGGGAGATACCAGAAGGCGCGACCTACGTTCAGTTCATTGTTTCTGCAGTAAGTAGGACATATAAATCAAACGGTAAAGATACGACCTATTTCTTAAAAGCAACGACTACCTCTGAGTTATTTGATGTTCGTAATATTTCTTTGCCTAAACCATCAGCGCCTACTGTGACTATGACTGGTCAGCTTCAGATAACATGCACTGCTACCAATATTAACCAGATGGCTAAAAAGATTCAGTTCGAAATTTGGAGGAATGGAACCGAGCGGTTTAATTCTGCAATAACAGACATTAATAATGTATATACTTCTACTTATAGTTGTTCGTTGATTAGGTCTTCATATTACAATGTTCGTTGCCGTATATCTAATGGTGTTGTGTGGAGCGATTGGTCTGACTTTGAACCAGCAGATGACTCGTTAAAGACTGTATCTGCTGCCCCTGAGATTACGACATTAAATGTCGAACCTCAAACAGTTGGCAACACGGCTACGTATGTTATTAATGTTGGCTGGACAAAATGTGAAACGGCTGACGATTATGTGTTGGAATGGATATTAAAAGAAGCATGTACTGGTTTGGATCAAAATGGAGATTATTTACCAGTAGGAAGTGCTCAATCTAATACATTTTCTGTAGTCAATGGTGTCCATCCTACTGCAACTACCATCCCAGCTAATTCGTTTGGATCGTCTGGTGAATATTATGTTCATATGCGCACTACTAGTAATAGTGTAGCTTCTGAATGGTCTAAAACCAGAGTTGTTCGAGCCGGGACAAGACCAAATCCCCCAACTACATGGGCGTCAAATAATGTTACGATTATTGACCAAGATAATCTTAGTCTCTTTTGGTCATATAATCCAACGGATGACTCTTTTGAAAGACAAACGGCTATTTATTGGTCGTTTGGTATGGCTGGTCCAGATGGAGAGGTCATATGGGATGCTTGGTCTAGAGTTGATCAGGGAACAACTTTAATAATTAAAAACAATCGAACCGGTGCCAAACGATATGAACTTGGAGAAGTTCAGATATTGCTTTCCCAAGAAGGAACGGAACAAAATGATATAACTGATGCTGGGCCTGCTAGACGTAGATTAGTTAGAGGAAATGGAAAAACATATTTGCGTTGGGCAGCTCGTTCTCTAGGAGCTTATACTTCTAATACCGTCGCTGATGACTATGGTTATAGCGAGAACTCGACAATACGGACTGTTAGACTGTATCATATGCCAGTTGTAACGTTCGGTATGTATCGGATTGTAGTGATCGGCGGCGAAGAAGAGGTTTATGATGCTCTTGATGACGAGATTCCTAATTATCCATTTTATATCGTAGTTCATAATGATACGGTACATGAGACTCAAGAAGCGATAACCTATTACGTCAAAGTCACTTCTAATGAATCGTACACAGATGCTGATGAATTTGGAAACATCCATACTGTTCTAGCTGGCGATGCTGTTTATGAGAATATTGTAAACTCAGATTCATTTGAACTAGATCCGATTCTTAGGGATGGAACAAGATTTGTATTCGACGCATCGAACATTAATTTAAGGAACGGAGTATCATATACTTTTTCTGTTGAAATGACGACAGACGCCGGATTGAAAGCGACATACGAAAAGACCTTAACAGCTGCATTTGAAGAAATAAATCTGTTTCCAAATGCAGAAATGTCTGTGAATACAAGTAATATTACAATGTCAATTAAGCCCTATTGCCTTGATGAGGATGGTGATGTTGTTGATTCGGTATATTTAAGTGTTTATAGACGGGAGTTTGATGGGTCGTTTACCGAAATTGCATCAAATATAGATGCAGCAAATGGATTATTTGTTGTGGATCCTCACCCTGCGCTTAATTATGCGCGATATCGAATAATTGCTAAGGATAAGACTACTGGACAGCGAGTCTGGTACGATCTTCCAGGCTATCCAATAGGCATTCCAGTAATTATTATTCAGTGGGATGAGGCTTGGCAGCCTTATGAAAACGATTCTCCGGATCCGTTATATGAACCAGAATATATTGGATCTATGGTTAGACTCCCATACAATATTGATGTGTCAGAGTCGACTGATCGAGATATTGCATTAGTAGATTATATTGGTCGGGAAGATCCAGTATCATATTATGGTACTAAAATTGGAGCAACTGGCTCATGGTCTACTGATATTTCTAAAAGTGATACCGAAACAATATATGCTCTTCGTCGACTTGCAAGATGGATGGGGGACGCATATGTTAGGGAACCTTCTGGGATTGGATATTGGGCTACTGTAAAAGTATCATTTAGTCAAACACATAATGAGGTAACGATTCCGGTATCGATTGAGGTTACAAAGGTAGAAGGAGGTGCATAATGCCTGATTGGACTAAATCCATGCAGCGAACCTTTGAGTATTATACTGTAAATCCAGAAACTTGGTTGGATCGCCGCAGATTAGATCAGATCATTTCTTCTTCTATTAATTATGATTATACTTCTGATACCTTATGCAGTGCTAGTTTTACGACAACTGAACAATTGGGCGAAGAGTATATTCGTATTTATCTTATAACGATTCAAAATGGAGTAAAAGAGAGACGGAGATTGGGAACCTTTTTAGCCCAGTCTCCGTCACTTTCTTTCAATGGAAAGCATAGGAATGAATCGCTCGATGCTTACTCGCCATTAATTGAGTTAAAAGAGAAGTATCCTCCTCTTGGATATACATTGCCTAAAAATACTAATATTATGACTAGAGCTTATTCTTTGGTGAGAACAAATCTTAGAGCCCCAGTTATTGAAGCCGAATTATTCGATGAAGTTGGCGAAGCACGAACTAAAACTTTGGAATACAATTTCACAGCGAACACAGATGACACATGGTTCTCTTATATTTCATCAATGCTTTCGAATATTGAGTATAAGTTTGATTTGGACGAAATGGGTCAGGTGTTATTTTCGCCAATTCAAAAGGTCGATGCTATGCTTCCTCGATGGACATATGATACTAATAATAGTTCTATTATTACACCTGAGATAAGTATTAATCGTGATATTTATGGGATCCCGAATGTTGTAGAGGTAATACAGAATATTAATGGCAGTATATATGTTGCAAGAGCAGTTAATGCTGATCCATTGAGTCCAATTTCTACTGTTACAAGAGGTCGAGAAATTGAGAAGAGAGTAACCAATGCCAATTTTAATGGTGGTACACCAAGTCCGGCGCAAGTCGATGATTATGCCAATCGTTTGCTTAAATCCGTATCGACCGTTGCTTATAGAGTCTCTTACTCTCATGCTTATTGTCCAGTTCGAATCGGAGATTGCGTACTTATTAATTATCCGGCAGTAGGAATCAATAATGTTAAGGCCAAAGTTATTACGCAGTCGTTCAACTGTGATGCGGCCATGACTGTCAATGAGACGGCGGAGTACTCAGTAAGACTAATGGAGGGATGATTATGGCAAAAAACACGGATCTTTCGTCGCTTATTCAGGATGAATTCATCAAAGCGATGTCATCATTTATTAAGTCAAATCTTCCCTCTACTGGCGAAGTTATACAGGGCGTCATCACCCAGATAAATGGGATGGAGGCCACAGTTGCGTTGGAAGGCTCTACGGTTACGACAATAGCCGATCTACAGACTGAATCTCAGGTAAACGATACGGTCATGGTGGAGATAAAAGATCACAAAGCGGTTGTGGTCAGAAATTTGACATATGCCGGCGGAGGGCACGATCTTCCAAACGGCGACTATATGGGTTACGGAACAACGACCTAAAGAAAGGAGGCGTATTGATATTCTTAAGATTACTGGAACGAGGATTTATTTGACTCGTGGCGACACGGCACAGATCCATGTCGGGATGACATACTATAAATCGAAGCCTAAGGAATATTATATTCCCCAGGAAGGCGATACTATACGTTTTGCGATGAGTACAAAAGCTAACATGTGTTGCCGTTGTCAGGAAGAAGAGACAAAACTAGTTAAGAGTATTCCAATTGATACGCAGATCCTTAGACTTGATCCTTCAGATACTAAAGAGCTTGATTACGGAGAGTATTGGTATGATATTGAGTTGACCTATGCCGATGGCAGAGTCGATACATTTATCGCTGATGCAACCATCGAATTGGGGAAGGAGTCCGCCTGAATGCCTACTGGTGACATTATCGGGACGCTTACTCCAATTCTTGGTATAGAAGGGACTCTAAGCCACGTTTCTCATGCAGAATTGACTGGGGAACTGGCTATGAGTTCCTCTGGTGATAGACATGATAAGCTTAGATATCGTGATATTCCCGATCAGCATCCGATTTCTGCCATTACTGGACTCCAAGAAGCTCTTGATTCTAAAGTAGATCTTATTGATATTTCGATCATTAACTGCGGCACATCAACGGAGGTGATCTAATTGGTCAATGCCAGGATTCAGTCCAAACATGATACGACGGCCAATTGGAATGCCGCCGTTGGTTTTATTCCTCTTCCTGGCGAGGTCATTATATATGACGACTATGAGGTTAAGACCTATACTGTTGAAGAGTATGGTCAGCAAGTGACAAAAACCGTTTATATTCCGAACATTAAAATTGGGACCGGTAATGCATATGTCCAGGATCTGGGCTTTGTCGATGAGAAGACAAGAGATATGCTGCTTGAGCATATTAATAACCAGGAAGTCCATACTACGCTTGCTGAAAAACTCTTTTGGAATAATAAACTTAACTGCGATGACTCGGATGATATTATTCATGGCGAGTTGACCGATGAAACGCTAATTCTCAACCGAAATTAAAAGGGAGGTTATTAAATGGCTGAAATAAGCAAAATTACATTGCCATCTGGTAATACATATGATATTAAGGACGCAACCGCCCGAGAAATGATTTCGGGTGGCGTTTCTTTTATTATTGCCTGGGATGGAACTTCTACTCCTACAGTGGCTAATATCCCTGAGGGAGTAGTGGTTACATATAATAGCACCGATTACACAGGCACTATGAGTGCCGAAACTGCTCAGGCAGGTGCTTTCTACCTCGTTAAGAGTTCTACTCAGAAGGGAACTCTTGATATTTATGATGAGTATGTGCCTGTTGGTACCACTGGCAGCAAAGCATGGGAAAAGATCGGTGACACTCAGGTTAATCTGACTGATGTAGTCACTGGTGTAACTTTGACTAAAGCAACCGATAAGGTGCTTGGTGAGGCTACTACTTTTACCAATAGTACTTCTTCTGTGTCTTTCAGCGGTGGAACTACCGATAAGGTGCTTGGCGAAGCTACTACCTTTACTAACGGTACTTCTTCTGTTACATTTGGTGCTCTTACTGGTCATACTGATACCGTACTCGGCACAGGATCCACATTCTCTGTGACCGAGCCTACGATCTCTGTCACTCCGTCCACGACTTATCTTGGCGCTACTGCGTCCGGTACTGCTGTAGGTGCAAATGGCACTGCTGCAGCCATCACTGGGTTTGGGGCTCATACTACCGACACATTTGTGAAATCAGTAAGTGCTGAGACGAACAAAAATCTTGTTACGACTACTGTTCCTAATGTGACCGGAAATAGTTCTGTTACCGCTAACAAGTCGACCTGGACATTCACTATGGGTTCCGGCGATGCTTCTGAGACTCTTATTATTGGCGGCGGAAATGGTTCTGATGTGACTGCAACTAATACTACTCTCGGAACGGCCATTACTGTTGCTACTGGTGCTACATCTACTACTGGCACAGGTGATGCTGTTGTAACTGGAGTCACCATTGGAAGCTCTGCAGCTGCGATTACGGCTCTTGGAACACCCACGACATCAAATTGCCTTACTGGAGTAAAAGTGACGTCTCAGCCGACTATAGCGCTTGCCAGCAATAACTCCACGGCTACTGGGCGTGTTCAGGTTGCTACTGGTATTAGCTCTGCTTCCGCCTCCGGAACAGCTGTCAGTGCATCTGGCGATAATGTTACTGCTATTGTCTCCATGCCGACTGCTACGGCTGCTGCGCAGACGATCACGGTAGGTACAAATGATAAAGTCACTGCTGTTACTGGAATCGGTACCGGCACAGCGGCGGCTCAGACTATCACGGTAGGTACGAACGATAAGGTTACTGCGGTTATTGATACTGGTACTTCTATTTCTGTCACTAAAGGTTCTTAAGTAAGGAGGGGTCAAAATGGCAGATATAAGTAAGATTCAACTGCCATCGGGCACTACTTACAATCTAAAAGATACAACTAAAATTATAGCTAATTCTGCTGGAAATACTCAGCAATTATATCGTCCACTTCAATTAAATGGCGTCGCAGATAACACGTTAGATGCAAAAATTAATGTAGTTCGGTCTAATAGGCTAGCTTTTTTACCGGCTAGTCAGATTATTGTTGAACGGACTACTGATGGTGGAGCAACCTGGGTTTCTGGTGGATATTCCGACGATACAAAAAGATCTATATTTGCAGAAGTTAGGACTAATACACTGACCGTTCCTTTGTTGGATGGCGTTCGTAATATCAATTGCGGCATCAGATTTACCATTACAGCTATGCGTTATTCAGTTCCATCCGGAACAGCAGAAACTGCTAGATATAATTATTGGAATTCAAATTATATCAGCAGTGCTGAAAGATATTGTCAATTAAAAGAGTTTTATTTTTGGGTGAATACTGCTAATGGGTCATTGAGTTGTACTATTGAAAGAAGCACAGGTGGGGCATCAACAACTTGGACTACTGTATATACAAGTCCTACTAACTTTGGATTATCTGGTTGGTCTGGTGCAGACTATATTAGGATAAGTCAGGGTACATTTGGTGGAGGTACAACCCAAACTAGTAACTATTGGAACTATAGATTTACATTTTTCCAGAGAGGATCGAGCGGTTCTACCACATTGCCTACTACGTATACAACATCTGCAGCCGGAATAACGGAAATTCGAGGTTATGGCGATAGTATTTGGACTTCTGCTAATAATTATATGAATCGTGATCATATGTATTCATGGGATGTTAATCAAAATGTTACTTTTCCTCAATTAGTCACGGCCACTGGTGGTTTTTCTGGAAATTTAACAGGTACTGCATCCGGAAATATAGCTACCCCCTCTTCCGCTTCTAATGGACAATTTCTTATGTATAATGGCTCTTCCTGGGTTGCGTCTTCTCTTCCAATTTATGATGGGACGGTGACCACACCATGAGTACGACTGTCACTTATAAGGGGTCAACACTAACCACTGTTACAAATCAAACGAAAACACTAAAAACCGCTGGCAAGTATCTTGAAGGAGATATTATTCTTGAAGATACTTCTGCCGGCGGTTCTGCTGTTGTTGTAACTGAAGAAACAGATTCTGGCGGGGGCATTATCAAACATATTACTGCTGTGGATTTGTCCAACGATACTGTAGATGCTGCGCATTTAGTAACAGGGTATACAGCTCATGATTTCCAAGGTAATGCAATCACGGGAACATATTCTGGCGGCGGAAGCGGAACATATCAAACAAAATCTGTTTCGCCAACAGAATCTTCTCAAACAGTTACACCGGACACCGGATATGATGCATTGTCTAGTGTAACCGTTAGTGCTATTAGCTCTACTTATGTTGGTAGTGGTATTACAAGACGGTCTTCTACCGATCTTTCTGCGAGTGGTGCTACAGTAACAGCTCCGGCTGGATATTATTCGTCACAGGCAACTAAAAGTGTGTCTACAATGACTTTGCCTACGGCAGCATCATCTACAAGCAGTGGAACTTCAAAAGCAACTGTAAGTAGAAGTACTTCTGCGCAGTACATTAATATACCAACTGGTTATAATTCGACAGCATCATATTATACGATCAGTGCAACTCCAAATGGAAGCGCTACTGGACCGTCAAGTCTTTCTGGGTCAAGTGCGACTGTTAGTACTGGAACAAACACAATAACACTTACAAAAACGGGGGTCACGACGACCCCTACTGTAAGCGCTGGTTATGTTTCTAGTGCTACGGCTTCAACTGCGACTGTGGCTTTGACTGCTCCTGTAACAACAAAAGCTGCAACCACATATCATCCAAGTACGTCTGCACAGACAATCTCAAGCGGAACTTATCTTACTGGAACCCAGACAATAAACGCAGTTACTACTACAAACCTTTCGGCAAATAACATCCTATCTGGAGTCACAATAAAAGTTGGGGATTCATCTGATGATGACTGCGTAGCAAGTGTTACAGGCAATGTTACATTTTCAACATATTATACAGGATCATCTGCTCCTTCCAGTTCTCTTGGGGTAAATGGCGATATTTATCTACAGACATAAGGAGGAGTCAAAATGGCGACAGTTAAACTAGTCCCCAGTACATATTTTAGATCTAATACAAACTATGTTACTGTTACGGATCCAAGCAATATGTATTATGACACGAGTCATACTGCAAATTATGCGACATTAAGAGGTCGAAACAGGAACAGCTCAACTGCCTATTATGCATTTATAGGTGGTTTTAATTTTGATGCAGTTCCATCCAATGCTACTGTAAATAGTTTTACAGTAAAAATCAGATGCTATAGGAGTTCGAACCAGAGAACTGGTACAAACTTCTATATGCGTCTGACGTATGCTCATACTACTGGTTCTGTTATTAGTAACACTACGACATCGACTAATATTGGCACTACAGCGTCTACAATAACGATTCCAACCGGATCACTTACATGGAATACGATGTCCGGATATGGTGATAATTTCTCTATTGAGATTCCTTTGGCGTCAAACTCTAGTTCATATCCGTACGTATATGTCTATGGTGCTGAAATAGAAGTCGACTATACGGCGGAGACTGTACATCCGACAAGTGTGTCTGTTAGTCCTACAACTGCTTCTATTGAAGTTGGTAGCACAGTAACTTTGACTGAAACAGTATTGCCATCCAATGCCTCAGATAAAAGTGTTACTTGGAGTACTAGCAATAGCTCGGTTGCGACTGTTTCAAATGGAGTTGTTACTGGTGTTGGTGCAGGGAGCGCAACGATTACTGTCACAACAGTAGATGGATCCAAAACAGCAACATGTGCCGTTACCGTAACTCAGCCAGTGACCCATGATTATATTCAGACCAATACATTAGAGCCTGGAAAATCATATTTAATAGTGAATGGTAATTCTGGGACTGTATATATGCTTTCAAACGAGTCTGGTGGATCGCGTCAATTAAAAGGTGTCTCGACAACAATTTCCAATGGAAAGATCTCAATAAGTACATCCGTCGAGGCTAAATGTTTATTTGAATGTTCTCTATATACAACCGGCGATAGTCTTACGACATGTTTGTCTATTAATGGATCGTATTTATATTCTGATAACGCAAGTGGCCTTAGGATGTATACATCGCCTAATAGCAAACATTGGCATTATGTGTCTGACGGACATAAGTTTTGGTTGTATCGTGGTACCACTAATGGATACACAGATGATACTACAGAATATAAGTATTATCTCACACTGAGTAATGGTAACTTTACAGACAGCCATATTGGTACAAGTGGTCAAAGTATTGAGAACTCGACGATTCCAGAAATATATTTGTTTAGATTAGATGATGGAACAGGTAGTGCTACATTATATGTTAAATCAAATGGCTCATGGGGACCATTGTCTTTTTCAAAAGCTTACAAAAAAATTAATGGAAGTTGGGTAGAGCAAAACGATTTAACGACGCTATTCGATACTTCGACTAGATATATTCATGTAGAAGGGAGCTGAATAAATGGGAGTAGCCAAAGTTACGTTGAATGGCAGTACATTAATGGACACTACGGGCAAAACTGTAGCAGCTGATAAAATGTTGGCGTCATATACAGCATTGGATAAAGCTGGGAATAATGTCACTGGGAGTATTGCCACAAAAACATCTTCTAATTTAACTGCAAGTGGGGCTACTGTCACAGCTCCAGCAGGCTATTACGCAAGTGATGCGAGTAAATCAGTCAGTACGATGACTTTGCCTACGGCCGCATCATCTACGAGCAGTGGAACATCGAAGGCAACTATAGGAAGAAGCACGTCAGCTCAGTATATTAATATACCTACTGGTTATAATAGCGCTGCTTCATATTATACTATATCAGCAACGGCAAATATGACTTTGCCCACAGCAGCTTCATCTACATCGTCTGGTACTTCTAAAGCGACTATCAGTCGTAGCACGAGTGCACAGTATATAAATATTCCTACAGGATATAATGGAACAGCATCGTATTATACGATTTCTGCTACACCTAATATGACTCTTCCGACGGCTGCTTCGTCAACATCGTCTGGAACATCCAAAGCTACTATTGGTAGAAGCACAAGCAATCAGTATATTAATATTCCTACCGGTTACAATGAGACTGCATCGTATTATACTATTTCAGCAGTAGCGAATGGAACGGCTGGAACTCCTACTGCAACCAAGGGAACCGTTTCTAATCATCAGGTTAGTGTAACGCCATCAGTAACTAATACTACTGGCTATATTACTGGTAGCACTAAAACTGGAACGGCAGTTACGGTGACTGCAAGCGAACTCGCGTCTGGGAATAAAGAAATCACTTCCAACGGTACCGGTATAGATGTTGTTGGATATAGCACTGTTAGCGTAAATGTTTCTCCCGAATATACTGCAACAATTTCTGGATCTGGCGCCAGCAATGTTGTGTATGTGCAATTAAATAGCGGAACTATGTATTACACAGACGGAGATACTTTCACTTTTCACGAGGGGGACTCTTTATATATGCAAGCTAGGGGACAACGTAGTTCGTCCTCTATTACAATTAATGGAACTACTGTTGCTACGGGCGCAGACCAGTATCATTCAGCTACATATACGTACACGTTACCGGCTGCTAATATTTCAATTAAGTTGTTTTATGGTTCATTAGGAACAATCAATGTTACAACGGTCTATCCATCAACATTAACATATGAAAGCGGGACGTGGACACCAGCATCTGACTCGACTACTGCGACAATTTCGTTTTCTAATTCTCATGAAGATGCTCCTTTTTATTATTGTATAATGGAAGGGGCTAGTGGTTTTACGGCAACTAGCGGAACAAATATGTGTGCAACATTTACTTCTATGTATGGCTTATTTGAAGACGGGATTTATTATGGCACTAATACTGTTAGATATGGGGAGTTAAGAAAGTATTATCTTAATACAAATGGAACGGCGACTAATAACGCATCAACTCCGACTACAACAACCGGATTGCTAGCATATGCTACAAATACTGAGTTTATAGTCACGGCAGACACTAATATATATTGGCGATCTGGCCGTACTTATAAATGGATTGCGGTTTGGGCTCCGGGCACATCGTAAAGAAGGTGACATATGGGCGAAAGAGTATCTATGGATACAGACCTTCTGAACGGTCTGGCCGATGCAATTGCTAATAAATTTGACGAAGACGTGCCTCTTACCGTTGGACAGCAGACTAATATCATAAATGCCATTACAAAAAGGTCTAGTTCTGATCTAACATATTCTGGGGCTACAGTCAGAGCGCCTGCAGGATACTATAGTACCCAGGCGTCAAAGACTATTCCATCTTCAGATTCTACCCCGAGTCTTATAGTTGGACAAGTATCCAGTCATGAAGTTACTATAACGCCGTCAGTAGTTACGAATACTGGCGGCTATATTTCTTCTGGAACGATCACTAATAATAGTGGAGCAAGAACTATTACTGCAGAACAGTTAGTATCAGGTAGTATCACTATTAGTTCAAGCGGCACAACAGATGTTGGCGTGTATAAGAATGCTGTTGTACCGACTGGTTCTACTGCCCCTAGCCTTATACGAGGACAGATTTCCAACAATGAGATTACAATTACACCGTCAGTAATAAATACTGCTGGTTTTATATCATCTGGAACTGTAACCGATGTTGAAGGGGCAGAAACGATTACAGCTTCAGATTTGGTATCTGGGAATATTACCATTGAATCTAGTGGTACGACAGATGTAACTAATTACAAAAATGCTTTAGTCGGAGCAGGATCAGTAAGTGTTAGTTATATTCGAAGTCAAGTATCCAATCATTCAGTTTCGATTATCCCGAGGGCCTCTGTAAGTAAAGGTTATGTGCCAAATTCTTCGACTAGCGGAGAAGCGGCGGTTGTGACGGCATCAGAATTAGTATCAGGAAACTATCATATAACAGCAAATGGTACAGGGATAGATGTGGCTAATTATGCTACGGTTAGTGTTGCTCTTCCGTCTGATATTAATAACCAGGATAAAACAGTAGATCCTTCCACTTCTATAGTATATGTGAATGCTGATTCTGGATATTCTGGTTTAGGCACTGTTACTGTCAATGCAATGCCGTCTCTTTCTTTACCGTTAATCACTGATATTGCAGCGGAACAAGGTTATGCAGTGAAAAGTGTGATAAGCCATGGATCGAGAGACCAATACATTAATATTGGTACTGGCTATAATGCTTCTGGTGCATATTATAAAATAAACGCAGTTGCAACTATGACGCTACCTACTACGACGCAAGCCTTACCGACTGCTGATACTGAAAAACTTGTTATAACAAGAAATACAAGCGATCGATATTTGAATTTTCAACCTGGATACAACAGCGAATCGGCATATTATACAATCAAAGGTGTTCCTAATGGTTCTGTTACAGTTCCTGCTAGTATTTCGGGTACTGCAAGTTCCGTAACAGTAGGAACAAATACCCTTACATTTACTGGAACGATTGAGGATATTAAGCCCAGAGTAACTACTGCTGGTTATATTTCATCAAGTGGAGGAACAGCTGGCGATATTGATGTTACACTTACGGCCTCAGTTAGTACTAGAAGTTCTTCCGATTTGACGGCGAGTGGAGCAACTGTTACTGCTCCTGCTGGATATTATGCCAGTAATGCGACTAAAACTATTGCTTCTGGATCTGCTTCAGTCCCAAATACAATTACATCTGTTCTGAATACGGCATCTGTTACTGGCGTCGATACTACGAATAATGTGATTACAGTATCCGGAACAAAGGCATCTGTTTTACCAGTTATTTCTGCTGGTTATATTTCAAGTGGAACGTCTGCAAATGTGACTATTAATGTTCCAATTGTAGCTACTATTTTATCATCTGCTACAGCATATACCCCAAGCGAAACAACTCAGACAATTTTAAATAATGCTGGGATATTATATGCTGGAGGAGCGATAACGATCAATCCGATTCCAAGTCAATATATTGTTCCAAGTGGTAATATTCAGATTATTGGAAGCGGTACTACAGATGTAACGGAGTATGCTACTGCGTCAGTGGATGCGGGAAGTGCGACTATTCAGAATTCTATATCTGGTACTGGAGCCGCAGTATCGGTCAGTTTAGGAAAACTGACCTTTACTAAAACGTTGTCGCTTACACCAGAAGTTACTCCTGGTTATATTTCAGTTGGAACTACAAATAATAATGTTTCCGTTTCGTTAACCTCTAACGTTATATCAAAAACAGCAGCTACTTATTATCCATCAACTACTCCTAATGAAATCCCTTCTGGAACATATTTGTCTGGAAAGCAGACAATAGAAGCTGTTGTGACACAAGGTATTTCCAAAAGCAATATTAAACATGGTGTTGTTGTTAAAGTAGGGGACGATACGGATAACTCTCGTATTATCGAAGTAACTGGTGAGTTTACTAAAGCTAGTACTGTCAGCCAAAATCAGACGGCAGCTACTGCAGCTCAAATTCTATCTGGATATTCAGCATGGGTAGATGGCGCGGAAGTAAAGGGCAATATTGCAACTAAAACGTCGGATAATTTAAGCGTTGATGGTTCGACTGTTACTGCTCCTGCTGGATATTATGCGACTAGTGCCTCTGCTTCTGTAGAATCGATGACTCTTCCTACAGAGACATCGTTAACGCATGAAGGCACATCTAAGGCTTCTTTCTCTATAACATCGCTTCCTGTTTATCTTAATATCCCAAGAGGATGGAATAGTAGTGGAGCATATTATACTATTTCTGCTCCTGCTGGCATTGTAAATAATCCGACAGCAACAAAAGGAACTGTTAATAATCACGCTATTACTGTAACTCCAAAAGTTACTAGTACTACTGGATATCAAATAGGTACTACAAAAACAGGAACTGCTGTTACTGTCTCCGCTTCTGAATTAGTATCTGGAGATTATACGATTGATGATGCTGGTGAGCATTCGGTTGGTAACTATGCAACTGCTACTGTTGCTGCTGGATCTGCCGAAGCGCCATCTAGTATAACAGGAACAAGCGCATCACTTAGTGTTTCGGCCGGAACCCCTGGATCAATTACATTATCTAAAACAGTATCTGTAACACCAACGGTTTCAGAAGGATATATAAAAAGTGGAAGCGCAACTAATTCGAGTGTCTCACTTACAGCATCTATGAATGTATATTCGCCACGGACTATTACTCCGACGACATCAGCTCAGATGCTTGTTCAAAGCGGAGCAGCTGTATTCGCTGGACCGTTTGTTATTGGTGCTATTCCTAGCCAATATATTGTACCGAGCGGTAATATTGATATTACCAGCAGCGGAGAGACCGATGTTACGAGTTATGCGACGGCTACCGTGTCTGCTATAACTTTACCAACAGAATCATCCGCATCGCATAGCGGATCAGCAAAAGCTACTATATATCCTACCAGTTCGACTCGTTATTTAAATATCACGAGCGGATATAATGCATCTGGGGCATATTACACTATTCCAGCAGTAGCTCTCAGTAATCTTTCAGCTGCTAATATTAAAACTGGAGTAACTGTAAAAGTCGGGGATAGTGCAGACGACGATAGAATAGCCAGTGTTACTGGCACATTTACCAGTTCGAGTACTGTAAGTTCTGGACAGACAGCAGCTGCTGCAGCTCAAATTTTATCTGGATATTCAGCATGGGTAAATGGTGCGGAAGTCAAAGGCAATATCAGTACGATAACTCTTCCGGATACACCGACTACCACGTATCTCGGTACAAAGATAACAAACGTTACACCAAACGAAACGTCCATCACTTATATTAATATTCCTGCCGGTTATAATGCTACTGCCAGTTATTATCAGATACCAAAAGATGTCATGATGACATTGCCAACAACTACTGGAACATCGCATCTTGCTATAGCTACGTACAAAGCGACTATAACACCTACGAATGAAACTAGGTATTTGAATATTCCAGTTGGTAGAAACGCAGCATATGCATATTATACGATCGATCCTGGAATGGTATTTGAGACTGGAACTTGGACTCCTTCTGCAGATATTGCGAAGGGGTCTATTTCTTTCTCAAATACTCATACTGTTGCACCATATTGTGTCCATATTTTTGATCAGACACAAACAACGCCAACAACTAATAGCATAAGCAATATGATTTACACAGATGCTTATCAAATGTTTGGTGATACGGTTCCGTATAGCAGTAATTTTAGGTATGGTTTCGTATATGCAGCATATAAAACTGACTCCGGCGGGAATGTTTACATGGGGACTCTCCAGTATCCTTCTACGAATACTGGAAACTCGTCCACAGCATATCCGAGATTCTGGGTAACGGAGAGTGGATTTAATCCATATTCTGGAAGCGATGCTAGATATTGGCGTTCTGGACGTACGTACAAATGGATAGCGATTTGGAAATAAGGAGGTTAATAATGGCTAAAAAAATCTATCTTTCTCCGTCTAATCAGACGGGGAATTCTTTTGTTGTGGGCGGAACCAATGAAGGTGCCGTATGGAACGATATTGCTGTAAGACTTCAGAGAGCTCTTAGTGAGTATGACTGTGAAGTCAAGATGGCAAAAGTTTCCAACAATCTGACGACCAGGGCTAACGAGGCAAAAGAATGGGGTGCAGATGTTTATATTGCCATGCATTCCAATGCCGCGGGAACTGCCAATAAGGGTGCTCATGGCGTAGAGGTCTATTATGATCCTAAGAAGGGTGCTGCTACTAAGGCCCTTGCTGCTGATATTCTCAACCAGCTGGCTACCATGTTCACTTCTCGTGGACTTAGGACAAGCTCTACTCTGATTGATTGTTACAAGCCGAGCATGCCTTCCGTTATTGGTGAATGTGGATTCCATGATAACAAGTCAGATGCAGAATTGATCCTTAATAATAAGGATAAGATCGCCGAGCTGTACTGCAAGGCTCTTGTAAAGAATCTTGGTCTGAAGAAAAAGGAAGATCCTAAACCTGAACCAACGCCCGCGCCTGATACTCAGCCGTCGGCAGATTATATTACATACACGGTAGTTAAGGGCGATACTCTCGCTAAGATCGCAGCCAGGTATGGTACGACTTATCAGGAGATCGCTAAACTCAGCGGTATCAGTAATCCTAATCTGATTAATGTCGGACAGAAACTTAAAATCCCTGTTACACAGAAATCTACAACGATCGAAAAAGGCGATATTGTAAAAGTCATTGGAAACAAATATTATACCGGAGCTACTGTTCCTTCCTGGGTGAAGGCCACGGAATGGATCGTATATAGTGCTCCGAAAACTAGTGATAGGATCGTAATTCATTACAGCGTGGATCGTACTAAGGCGATCATGAGTCCGGTTAGAAGATCTGATTTGAAGCTAGTAAGAAAGGGATAAGGCGATCAAAGGTGAAGATCGAAGCCATTATTGTTGTCGCGATCATAAATGGGATATTCTCACTTATAGCTATTGCGATGCCGTTTATTGCAAACAGAAATCAGGATAAAAGAGGGACCAAACAGGCGATTCGATCTTTGTTATATTCTGACCTTGAAAGCAGATGTTTGCGTTACATTCAGCAAGGATTTATTACGGCAAAGGATTTTAAACTACTTGTTGAAGACTGGGATTGCTATCATAACAAACTGAAAGGTAATGGATATCTAGACGAGCTTGTCGCCCAGGTAAAAGGCCTCCCTATACAGAACTGACAAAGGAGGATGATTCCCATGGACCTATCAAATAAGGCGTATGATATTCTTAGATTTATCGCAGAGCTGTTGCTTCCTGGTCTGGCAACTCTGTACGCGGCCCTTGCTCCTATCTGGGGATTTCCGTACGCCGAGCAAATCGTAACTACAGTTATCGCTGTTGACACCTTCCTTGGATTGTTTATCAATTATCTGAGGAAGAGATATAATTTGTCTAAAGAACCGATTACAGATGAAAGTGAGGATGATGTATCATGAGTGAGAAAGTTAGAGTTGAGAAAGAGAGGATCAAGAAATTCCTCGGAATTGAGGCTGGCGAGCCGGTAGATCTGAGCGATTATTACACCAAGGCTGAAGTTGAGGCCTATGTGGCACAGGAGATTGCTAAGATTACTCCTCCGGCTCAGACTGATCCCGCGACGTGATCTCTCTTTATATTTACGGCTGTCGGCCTGAGATATACGAGAGAGCAAAAGAGATAGGAGTATCTCCGGACCACATCTTTACAGATGATCGGCCAAATGGAGGTACTCCTTTGTATGTGGCTAAGAAAGCGTGGCTTGATAGAATTAAGCCTGGAGAAACGCATAGGTGTGTCCTGCAGGATGACGTAGCTGTCTGTGATAATTTCATGGATCATTTGAAAGCTATGACTGAGTTTGATCCTGCTGGAGTATGGAGTTTGTTTCCTTTGGAGTTCATAGATTTCCCAGAAAAGGGAGAAGAAAGACACAGAAAAGAAGGGATATTTCTCCGTACGACATATCTGAGCGGATGTGCGATCATGATGCCTGTAGACTATTGTAGGGCTATATATTATGCAGAAGAAGGTATTGCTGAGAACGATGACGAAATCGCTATAATGAATAGCTATTATCGTAAGAACGCTAAGCTTTATACCACCATTCCGGCTACTGTTCAACATCTTGGCGATGACTGCAAAGTGAAAAGCGCTACTACCAAGTATCATGGAGCTTATCTCCGTACGCCATTCTTCAAGCAAGAGGGATTCCTATAAGGTCGGGTGATGCGGGCAAATGCTCACCTGTATTGATATTTTCATTAAGCCGCAGATCCGTTCCAAAACCACCACATAATTTACTACACAATTAAATTGTTACTAAATGTTCATTAGCGCGGATGTTGGTAAATATGTGTTCTTTCCAAGTAGTAAATAAAAAGGGCTGGGAACCGGCATAACATAAGGTTTTGCTGGCTCTCAGCTCTTGTGGTGGAGGAGGGTGGATTCGAACCACCGAAGTCACTGACAACAGATTTACAGTCTGCAAAAAAGTCAATGGTTCTTCGTTTTTCGCCGGTTAGTACATAATGTTTTACATTTTACAACTCCTATTATGGAATCTACTATAAGGAGGATTTGTTATGGTACAATTCGAAGAAAATGGAGACGCAATGGTCCAAGTTACATTTACGATTCCAAAGGAAAGACTTGAGAATGACATTCTCACAGAAATTAGTAATCTTTGGATACAGGTATGGCAACTAGATCATGATATGTTAGGATTGGCAAATAAAATCTCACACATTAATAGTAGAATCGAACGACTTGAGGATGGGGCCTAAGGGCCTCTTCCTTTTACGTTTTACAACTCCTATTATGGAATCTGAAAGGAGATGATACTATGACTGGAAAAAGTGTATGGAAGAGGTTAAGAAAATATCTTAGGGAATATGGAGTTCCGATAAGTAAAGTAGAGTTGGATCAGAATTATGGATGGATCATTTTTCCATGGACAAATACTTATTTGGAAGTGGAAAGGTATGTGCACCTCCATGGCGCTGTTACAATTTGGGAGAATACAAAACGGGAAATGGGAATACTTTCTGTGCCTTGGGATGTTTATTCTGATGATGACATACATGATTTTGCGGTAGCGATTATGTTCGATTATCGTGATTCCAAAAAGGTTGAGCCCTAAGGGGCTCTTCCTTTTATATTTTTGCCATATACGAATTTAGTTTCTCAATTGACAATGCCTTTTGTTTTTCTCTCAGTTCGGTATAAATACCCATAGTTGTATTGATATTTGCATGGCCTAGGATTTTCTGAGCGGTGTATACATCTACGCCGGCTTCAAACATAAGTGTAGCTGTACCATGCCTAAGCTGATGAGCGGTTATATTTAGACCAGTCTCTTTACAATAGTTCGCCCAGGCAACATCGTACGCACGTTCGGTCATATACCATCCGCCTGGATTCCTATTCGACTTCCTGGCTGGGAATAATACAGTACTGTTTATATTTTTCAGGTGCGCTATCAGATGTGGTTTGAGTATAGCTAAAATCGGGACAGTACGAATACTGCTGGCTGTCTTTGGCCCTTTTACAGATGGATTTGCATTGTCTATGTACACCAGGGCTTTTGATATTTGGATCGTATCGTTCTCTAGATCTATGTCGGACACAAGGAGAGCTAAGGCTTCTGCTTTGCGTAGGCCTGTACAGAGCAAAAAGAATGGAAAGAACCCGAATGGTTTATTGATATTTGCCATTACAGTCTTGATCTCAGCATCTGTAGGAGCAGATCTACGACCTTTTGGCAGCCCTTTTGGGAGATGTACGGACGTTACCGGATTATATTTTACATAGTCGTGGATCACCGCATAGTCAAAGATCTGATTATATAGTGTTCGACGAGTGCGTAAAACGGTAGCCGAGTAGCCTTGAGCTTTATATTTCATCAGATCCTTCTGGATCTCACTGGCTTGGATCTCATCGATCTGTCTGGATCCTAAGCGATCGATCATCTCGTCGTAATGAGGCTTATAGTTAAGCCATGTACGTATTGATATTTGCTCACGATGCTCTTCAGACCACTTTTCAGCAACAAATCTGAAATTTTTCCCGGTGGGGTTTTTCGTGAAATCAATCCATTTTTGGTAGAGGACCTCAGGATCTTTTGAGTATAGATATTTGCCATTCACATACTTTTGATAGGTCCCGTCCTTACGTTTTGTGAACATTGAAGCATAATTGATTTTTCGCAAAAATTACACATCCTTTTATGGAAAGATTAACAAAATACTATACACCAATAGGAGGTATCGCTATGCGTAACAACTACGAGGTAAAAACCACGAGAGAGTGGAAACGGACCCCGGAAGAGTGGAGGCAGATGGATAACCGCACTTGCGTGCGTGGAGAGGACAATCGGACCAGCGGAAAGTGGTATGCGAACATCAATGGCGTACTGATCGAGGCTGTTCCAGGTAAACGCCTGGAATGGGACGGTCAATAACGTCATTGAGGAAAGCAGCTGCTTTCCTCTTTTTATTTTTTTCAATCCCTTTTACGGAATCTAAAAAGGAGGTAAAAAATGGATAAGTTGACCACGATTGTATGGATTTTTGCAGCATATGGGCTACTGTCATTTATTGAAGGAGCTATTGTTGGCACTGTTACTGGAACTATTAAAGGTGTCAGAAAGATCCTTGAAGACAAATACGACTTCAAAGCTTATATGGCTGGCAAACACAAAAAAGATGGGAAACCAGAAATTAAAGGATTCCGACAGGATTGAGGCTTCGGCCTCTTTCCTTTTTCTGCTATTACAAACCATTATCGACAAATCCTCTTGTTTTGTCAAATCTCAGTGGTATATTTGCTCCATCTTATTCTCAAAGGAGAGATTGTCATGGGGCGAGAAAGAGAGGATTATCGGATAATTCTGGAGGAACTCCTTCGGCATTTCAACAAACATTGGATCTATCCGACAGAATTGGCAGCATATTTAGGAGTGGATTACAGAACAGTGATGCGGAAGTTCGGAATAACCAGGCAAGGATGCAGCATAGAAGGGATTGCCAAACGTATGAGTTTGTGGTTGAGGTAAATCCGTATGCTGGCGTTCCTCGTCCAGTTGAAGATGCTGCAATAAAAACAATCCTTATTATGGACAAATTTTAAGGAGGAATGAATATGCAGGATAAAGACATCAAAAGGATCATGGAAGTCATGTTCGAAGATCCGAAGGAGCGGTCGGAGGCAACTCTCGGCGTAGCTACTCTTGTGTATCAGCTGTATTCGAGCATTCCTGACGAAAATCTGGAATGGATTCGTCAGATGCTCGACAGCATCGATGCCAAGGATAGCTTCGACGAGACGGTGTCCGACATAGCTAACCATGAGGATGAAGATGACGTCCTCGAAGACCTTGCCATGTATGGCGGTCTTGGCATAGTCTTTCTTAAGACTCTTGTCGATCTGTTGCTCTCGGAAGAGAGCGATGAAGATTGAGCCCTTCGGGGCTCTTTCTTTTTATATTTTACAATCGCTTTAATGGAATCTGAAAGGAGGAAAGAACATGGGATTGTTTAAAAGTAAACGGAAAGAAACGGAAGATGAACTGTTGGAAAAGTTGAAAACGATGGATCCGAATGATCCAGGTTACGAAAACGTAGCTAAGGCGGTGTCCGCCTGTAATGATGTAAAGAGTGATCGTAAAGGCACGATCATCGGAGCATGCATTGCTGGAGGGATGACGATCCTTGGTATCGTGATTGAAAACCTGTTTCTGGGGCATCGACAGAAAGAAGCTTATCAGAACGAAGAAGTTATCGTGACTTCTGATGCTGGTAAACAGGCCCTTCGTGACGGCCTCCGTCACAGATGAGGATTAGACCCTTCGGGGTCTTTTCCTTTTTATATTTTACAGAAAATACAACCCCTTTTATGGACTATAAAGGAGGTAAAAGCAATGATTACGAAAAGAAAACTGTTCAAGGAACTGAAGAAAACACAGGAAGAGAACGAGAAACTTCGGTTCGAGGTGAGCGTTCTTCATACTATGTATGAGAATCTGTTCCAGAAGTATCTTAAGGATGCTTCTCCTAAGTCGGGGGATTGAGGCTTCGGCCTCTTTCCTTTTTATATTTTACAGCCCTTATTATGGACAATTAATAAGGAGGTAGAAAAAAAAAGATGATATTGTTGTTAATCGTAGGAGCGGCTCTGTTAATACTACTTGGCATATGCCTAGTTGGCGCCATTGGCGGAACAATAGGCGGTTTAGTCGTGTTGGCAGAACCGATCATCGCGGGAACGATCATATTTTTGATCATCCGTGCAATTGTTAAAAAGAAGCGAAAGCATTAAGGTTTGAGCCCTTCGGGGCTCTTTCCTTTTTATATTTTCCGCAGAAAAAACACATACTTTAATGGAATACTATATTTAATAGGAGGAATCGATATGATGACAAAAAGAGACAGACAGGCAATTTACGCACTGGCAGGGTCCCTGGACGCCATCGCAGTCGAGATGAAGCGAGCGAACGAGCTTACACGCGATCATTATACGATCGACGGTAAGAATTCGGAAACGAGCGCGAGAATCGCGGCGGTGTATGAGCAGCTCACAGAGATGTGCCGGCCGGTGCTGAGTGCTGGATCAGAAATGCTGTCAAAGACAGTCGGCCTCATGGACGAGTATTCGGATGAGGACTAGGCCCTTCGGGGCCTTTTCCTTTTTATATTTTTACCGCGAAAAAAACAATTCATATTATGGACTAATATTTAAAAAGGAGTGATCCAAATGGAGGAAAACACTGTCCAGAAGATCGAGGTAAAGGAAAAGGAAACGATCAAAGAGAAGGCTGCGACCTTTGGCGAGCGCCATCCCAAACTGAAAAAGGTTGGGAAGGGCATCGGCCTGGGCCTGGGCGCACTTGCGGTCGGCACACTGGGTTTCTTCCTCGGAAAGAGGAGCAGTGACACCATCGGAGATTCCGGTGACGTCCCCGATATCGACGGATTCGATAGCTAAAGGTTTGAGCCCTTCGGGGCTCTTTCCTTTTTATATTTTCAGAAAAAACAACCTCTGTTATGGAATATACGAAATGGAGGTTTAGTTATGAGAATGAGATATCACGCAATGACGTGGGTCATTACTGGCGGGATTCTCGCTATTGTAATGACAATCGACGCGTGGCTCTACCATAGAGCCTGGGTGAAGTATAGGCCGTAAACAAAAAAAAGAGGAACCTTAACGGTTCTTCTTTTTATATTTTAAAATCTGAAAGGAGTACAAACAAATGGGTAAGCGTGGAAGAATTATCAGCATCATTATGGCAGTAGGAGCAGGGATCATGGCAGTAGTTACGGAGCTTTCTGCTAATCGGCGGGAAGCGCAGATGGAAGAGCTTATTGAAAGAGTGGATAAGTATCTTCCGAAAATGACAGAAGGAGACGAATAATATGACAAAAACAGGAAAGGCATTGAGCAATGTTCTGTACAAAATCGGTGGATTCTTTAAGAAGAATTCGGCTGAGATTTGTATGGGGCTCGGGGCAGGATCTTTGGTGACTTCTACAGTATTGGCAGTACGTGCGACTCCAAAAGCTGTAGAGGCGATCAAAGAGGAGAAAGAAAAGCAGGATATTCCAGAAGATCAGAAACTGCCGTTTAAAGATACGGTCAGAGTGACATATAAGTATTATATTCCGGCAGCAGGAGCCATGGCTGGTGGTCTCACTGGAGTAGGCGTAGGCACTCATATTTATCGTAAGCAGCGCAAGGAGCTTCAGAAAGCAAACGCAAGTCTCGGTTTGGCTCTCGGCGCGGCAGAAGCCGGTATTGCAACGTATCAGAAGGAAATTGAAGAACGTTGCGGCAAAGAGGTTGCAGAAGAGGTCTATACGAAGGCAAAGGATGATGCAACTGAGTATATTCGTCAGCAGGATGCTGTGAATAACACACGACAGACAATCAGAGATGTTGAATCTACTAATGATGGTGATCAGTTGTTTTATGATCCGTTCCTTGGAAAATTCTTCAGGTCTTCCGAGGCGGCAATCCATACGGCAGTAGCTCAGTTTAATGCATATATCACCGGAAGTCCTGAGGCATGTGGCTCATATAATGATCTTCTGGATTATATGAACCGAGATCGAGCCGAATTTGCCGAAGATTTTGGTTGGAATATGTATCAGAGCGTCGAAGGGACTAAGAAAGGACAGGGTCCCGTGTGGGTCAGGATCATGAATCGTGGTGTGACTGCGTCTTGGGGCGAACCGGCACTCTCACTTGAATTTGAGAGAAATCCGATTTGTCAGTATAAGTAAGGAGAGGCCCTTCGGGGCCTTTTTCTTTGATACTTTATAAAAATAGGAGGTTATACAAATGTTTTCTGGATGGTTTCATATTAATGATATTTGCGATCATATAGTTTTTAACAGGGAGTCAGAACCTTTTGATTTTACTTGGTTTAAGGAGGTTTAACATGTGGCAGATCTGAATTTGAACGAGTTTTCAAACTCGAACAAAAGCAAGCAGTTAACGGAACAGAAAAAAGAACCAATTCAGCCGGTAGTGTCTGGAGCCTCGCGTAAAAAGCGGGGCTTCTTTACTACTGCGAAAGATGTATTTATATCTGACGACGCTGGAACGATAGGACATTATATAGCAATGGATGTCCTGGTTCCAGCGATCAAAGCGGCTATTAGTACCATTTTTAAAGATGGTATTGATATTTTGCTTTATGGGGCTGGAGGAAATCCGAATCGTCAGAAGAATAATGCAGGCAGAGTCTCGTATTCTGGATTCTATAACGATCGATTCTCGTCCAAACCTGAGCCTCAGAAGCTATCTGCAAGGTTTGGTTATGATGAACTTGAGTATGGAACCAGAGATGAGGCGATCGACGTAGTGAACGCTATGGACGATCTTCTCAATATGTATGGGAAAGTGTCTGTAGCTGATATGTACGAGCTGTCGAATGCAACTCCGGAATACACATATAACGACTATGGTTGGGCAAAGCCGAATATAAGTGATATCCGGACGGTCAGTACGATAGTCCGCAGAGGGGATAGTTACATGATCAGGTTGCCTAAGCCGCAGCCACTAAAATAAAGGAGATTGATATTTATGATGTATCTTACTAACAACCATAATATTTACACGATGCTCGATCTGCAGTACATGCATAATATCACTATTATGCCTGTGTCGGAAGCAGTGGTCAGCCGGCTTTCCTGGATCCCTATGATTTATAGGAATGATCAGGACTGGCCGGATATCGCGGATCAGATGAGATCTATATTTGATCGTCCGATCCAGGAAGTAGATCCGAGTACGCATATTCAGTTGGATATTGGAGACAGACTTTATATTCCGATTCTTCAGTATGATCCAGATGTCAGAGATCGCAGGGTGATTCATTTCATTGAGGTGCGTGTCGATGTCTGAGTACGAGAATGATTATAATTTTGACTTTTTAAAGTCGGTTTTTGTTGATCATGCAGCACGGAAAGAAGTAAATGAGATCAAAAAGATGATCGAAACAAAGCTCACTAAAGCTGTTCTCATTTCGTCTATTGACATGATATTTGATGGCTTTGAAATAAAAATGGACAAGGAAAAGGTTCTTGAGTTTGTTGACAGATTTGCGGATAGGTGTGAAGAGCATAAGATTCCAGTCATTGAAGGGGCCCAATTCTTTGTTGAAGAGCTTTGTGATTTTGCTGGTTTGGTAGGTGATAAGCATGAATAAGGTCCCGATTTCTGAATATTATATTCAGGCAATGGATGAGGTTTCGAAACTGATCGATAGTCAAACTGATCAACAGAAAAAAAGCAGGCATAAAGAATTTATAGAGGATGGATTCTTTGGAACTCGACATAGACTTCGGGAGCCATTCGAACTGTATATGTCATCTTCTAAAGAAAGTGATGCACAGAATCAGCAGATCAGATATGCTCTGGCGCGTATGGCAGCAGAGTCGATTATGCTTCTTGGTGAATGTTTGAAAGTCGAAGAACTGGAACTTCGGGTAATCACATTTAAAGACGAAGAAGATGCAAAGAAAGTTCTTTCGTTGCTCAAAACGGAGATTATCAAAAAGGGGTTCGTATCTCAGAGCATGTATTATTCTGTGTGTGGGATAGAGACGACTTCTGAAATGAACTATCTTGTTTGGACTAGTCTCGACTCTGTACGAGTAATGCATATCGAAGAATCATATTTTCTGGATCTTCCGAAGCCGATAGAAATCAGAATAAAAGAATAAAGGAGATGGTCAAGATGAGGATCCCTGCATCGTGGAGTAAACGAATTGGGAAGTGGAAGCTTGGTTGGAAGAAAAATGGGCCGATCATCAAGTTTGTTGTGGGAAATGTGGGTCTTGTCGCATCTGGAGTTGCAGGATGTGTTGCCACAGCCAAGGCAGTACGAGTCTTGGACGGGGCTAAGGATACGATTGCAGCTATTAGAGACATCGGACCAAAGTCCACGTACCACATGGAAGATCCGAAAACTGGAGAACTGGTCGAATGCTCCCAGCAGGAAGCGATCGCAATGGTCCGAAAGGAAACGGCAGTAAAGCTGTTTAAGCTTTATATTGTTCCTGTCGGTGTCGGCGCAAGTTCTGTAATCATTGAAACTTCTGGTTTCAAAGATATGGTTGTTAGAAACGCGGCATTGGGGGCAACTCTTACGGCGTATAAAAAAGCGCTAGACACGTACAAGGAAAGAGCTGGAAAGTATTTGACAGCGAAAGAGCAGATTATGGTAGAAAATGGAGAAGAAGTCATCGGGGAAGAAAAAGATGGTGAGGTTACGGAACAGATCCTTCCTGATCCATATTCTCCGGTGGCAAGAGTATTCGATGAGTCATGCCTCGGATGGTGCTCGGATCGTATTCAGACGATTTGGTATCTGCAGCAGAGAAGAAACGAAGCTCAGACATTGTTCGAGAATCAGGGATTTTTGTTCTTGAATGATGTTTATAAGATGCTTGGATATCCTTTGACTCAGGCTGGCCAGATCCTTGGATGGCTCAAGAATTCCGAAAACGGTGATGGTTATATTTCATTTGGCATTGAGAACATCGATGACGAGAATGTCAGAACGTTCAGAAATGGAAAAGTGAAATATGTGGTTCTGGATTTTAATGTCGATGGCCCGATCATCGATGGGCTTGAATTGAATCCGAGAACATGCAACTGGATGCCGAAGGTATAAAAATATGAAGCGTCTTAATCGGGAAGATCATTTTCAAGCCTGCCAGTTCTGTAAAGAACGATATGTAGGGTGCCATGCAAAATGTGAGGCATATCTAAACGAAAAAAAGACGTGGGAAGAACTCAAGGGGCTCGCTGAAGAATCTCAGCGGGCCTCTTATTCTTCTGTAACCGTAACTTATCCTTATCGGAAACGTAGAAAAACGGAAAGGTAATACTATGAAAAAGATATTTAAGAATGACTCCTTGACTGGGATTATTTTCTTTCTGGCGATATTTGTCTGGTCACTATTTACGATCATTATCGCTGGGAGGATCGTTGAGAAACAAGTAGAAGAGCGTGTTGAGCAGCGGTTAGCAGAATACGAAATGGTCCAACATATAGAGGAGGAATAGTATGGACGATATTAAGTACGAATATGTTACAGACATAAAGAACAAGAAAAGTACAGCTCGTGGGGCAAAGCATCGGAACATTAAGCACCGTGGATGCAAGCTTCCACATGATAATTTAACAAAAAAGGAGTGGAAAGCAATGAATGGTCCTGTTACTGGGATCGATATGAGCAGGCGTTACACCTGGAAGGAACTCAAGGCGTATGATCCTTGTGAGATCGTTGATTATATCAATAATCTTGTAAGGAGATTCGGGTGTAATGCAGTGGATATATCCATTGTACTCGATGTGTCTAGAGCTGGATATTTTCCTATTAAGAGAAGTCTGAAAGAAAAGACAGGTCTTGAGATCCTTAATGGGAATAGGGCCGGCGTGCGTGGCATGGGCAAGAGTATCATATTGGCTTTTGCGGATTTTGTTAATCCTGGGGAAGTTACGGACAATGTCGTAGACGAGGATACTGTTCTGAAGCCTGATCCGGATAATTTCGATGAAGGTCCGGATGAACTCAAAGTTCTTGAGCAGTCCTGGTCTCCTACGCCGAGCGAGATCATCATTCGTTATAGTCATCTTGACTCTATGGAGAACGACATCATTAATGAAGTCAAGAAACGGATAGCGGCTGAGATGTATGAGTTGCTTTCTAAGCTCGAAAAGCATGAGGAAGTAGCAATTACGATCAGTCTTAGCAAGAACATTAAAATCTTTTAAGGAGGAAAAAACGATGAAAAAGAAGGTAGAAAAGAAACTCATGCTGGAGGAGTATCTGGATGTTACGCAGTATAACTCTCTTGATCAGCAGCAGGCAGCCAAGACGAGGATCCTCAATTCTCTCCGTAGAGCAGGGTGGCCGACAGATGCTGCCGGCTTTATTGTAAAGTATCAGGAGGATCCCGAAGCGATCAAAGATATCGAGGGTATCGGCCCTGTCTATCTGGATATCATCAGGATCGCAGCCAAGAAGATGGCGAAGCAGCTCATCAGAAAGACTAAACCGAAGGAGATTCCGGAAAAACCCAAGAAGAAAGCAAAATAATCATATTATTAAAATAATAAAGGAGATTGATATTTATGAAACATAAGTGGATCTTTGCTTTTATCGGCGGTCTGGCACTCGGTGGCTCAGTTGGTACATATGCAGGTGCAAAAATGATGTACAAACGCAGCCATGAAGCGATGGTTAAGGTCGAGGAAGAACTCAATAATCTTCTTTTCAGTCTGAAAGAAGCTGAGAAAAAAGAAGAGGAAGAAGCGGTTGTTGAAGAGCCGGAAGAAGAATTCGGATCCGAACTTAAAGCCTTCCCTGTGGATCTCGGTCCTGCGTATGCTGTCCCAGTAGAGCATACTCCTGCTTTTAAAAGCTCTATAGTCTATACGATCCCGTTCGACGATTTTGAGACAGAACCTGATTTCGAATCTGAGGTTCTGTTTTATTATCCGGAAAGCGGAGATGTAACAGACGACCAGCATGTACCGATTGCTAAAGCAAAGCTCACCGAAATGATCGGCAGAGATGCTCTGACTCATTTCGATGAGTATGAAGAAGATCCCGATTGTGTCAGAGTAAAGAATGACACAATGAAGACGTATTTCGAAATATTGAGGTATTATACCTCACCTTGAAACAAGGAGGGGTGAGCTACGGACGACGAGCGAATCCTATATTATGAGTGGCTTTGTAATATTGTATGTGATGGGGTATATTCCGATCAAATTACATATAATAAGCTGCTCTGGAAGCTCTTCAACGTAGAGTTCACCTGGACGATCGATCTCGACGAAAATCGTGCTATGGACGGTTTAGAGTTGAGGTCTCGTTTTCTTTATGGAGAATTGGGTCTGGAAACTGATATTTCAGGCCCTTGTTCTCTTTTGGAAATGTTGGTGGCTCTCTCGTTGAGGGCTGAGGAATCTATTGCCTGTGATGATGAAATAGGAGACAGAACAGGTCAATGGTTCTGGTCAATGATAACAAATCTTGGTTTAGGAGCGATGTATGACTGGCGATATGATGATGTCTATGTAGATTATTGCATAGATAGATTCTTAAGCCATGATTATGCGCCAAATGGCCAAGGTGGGTTATTTACGGTCCATCATTGTGACCGAGATATGAGAAAGGCGGAAATTTGGAACCAAATGAACTGGTATCTGAATGACTTCCTGTAAAGGAGAACGTCGATAATGTTAAGTTTTGTAAAGATCTCGACGCGTTTTCCAAAACAGGGAACCGTCGAAATATATCCTAAATTTATTATTGGATCTCAAGCATATGAGGATCTTATGATTCGAGGCGGCGGATTTTATGCTGTATGGTGTGAAGATAAAGGCTTATGGTCCACCGATGAGCAGGACGTAATAACAAGAGTTGATCAGATGCTGTCTGATTCGGTTGAGGAAGTCAAAGCTCAGTATCCAGGTCATATTTTGCGAGTAGCATATATGTGGGATGGAGATTCTGGTTCTATCGACAGATGGCACAAATACACAGATCATCAACTCAAAGATCATTATGTAATGCTCGACGAGTCATTGATATTTGCGAACACAAAGATTACAAAGAAAGATTATGCAAGCAAAAGATTATCATATCCTTTAACCGAAGGTCCTTGTAGTGCTTGGGACAAACTTATAGGTACTTTATATTCTGAGGAAGAGCGGCATAAGATCGAATGGGCTATAGGATCGATCGTAACTGGCGACAGTAAAAAAATACAGAAATTTATGGTTTTGTATGGAGCTGCTGGAACTGGTAAGTCAACGATCCTTAATGTTATTCAGCAGTTGTTTGAAGGATATTATTGTGTCTTTGATGCAAAGGCATTAGGATCCAGTTCAAACTCCTTTGCATTGGAGGCATTTAATAGCAATCCGCTTGTCGCGATTCAACATGATGGTGATTTGTCCAGGATAGAAGACAACACAAGATTAAATAGCCTTGTCGCTCATGAAATGATGACTGTGAATGAGAAGTTTAAGAGCACTTATGCGACTCGTTTCAAGGCATTCTTATTTATGGGCACAAATAAACCGGTAAAGATCACAGATGCAAAGTCTGGTTTGATCAGACGATTGATTGATGTGTCTCCATCCGGTAATAAATTGCCGTTATCAGAGTATAAAGATATTGTAAAACATGTGTCATACGAGCTTGGTCAGATCGCGAATCACTGTAAAGAAGTATATTTGGCAGATCCAGGAGCTTATGACGATTATGTTCCTCTCGGAATGATGGGAGCGTCGAATGATTTCTATAACTTCGTTATTGATTCCTATCATATTTTCAAAAAAGAAGATGGAACATCGTTAAAGATCGCCTGGGAAATGTATCGTCAGTATTGTGATGACGCCAGGGTCTCTTATCCAATGAGTCGACGGATATTTAAGGAAGAGTTGAAGAATTATTTCTGGGAGTTTCATGAAAGGATCCAGTCTGAGGATGGATCTCGTCTCAGAAGTTATTATTCTGGTTTCAGAACTGACAAATTTGTCGTTGACGAAAAGAAAAAAACAGTGAGTATGCCTAAGCCAAAAATGGAGTTGTCTTGTACGGTGTCTGTCTTAGACGATATTTTGGCAGATTGTCCAGCACAATATGCAGTCAGTGATGACGGCGGTCCATTCAAACCTTGGGCAGAGGCGAAGACTAAGTTAAAAGATATTGACACAAGAAGAGTTCATTATGTTAAGCCACCAAAGAACATGATCGTAATTGACTTCGATCTTAAAGATTCAGAAGGAAAGAAAAACTTCCTCCTAAATGCAGAAGCAGCATCCAGTTGGCCTCCGACATATACGGAATTGTCGAAAGGCGGACAAGGATTGCATCTGCATTATTTTTATGACGGAGATGTATCTAAGCTTAGTAGCATATATTCTCCGAACATCGAAGTCAAAGTCTTTACGAAAGGAAGTTCATTGCGCAGACGTTTGAGTAAATGTAATGATCTTCCGGTGGCTCATATTGATAGCGGTTTACCGTTAAAGGAGGAATCCAAAAAGATGCTTAATAAAAAAGCATTTGAGGATGAGAAAGCACTCCGTACGATGATAGAAAGGATCATGAGAAAAGAGGTCCCGAATGTTCCAGGAACAAAGTCGGGAGTAGATTTGATCAATAAGATCCTTAATGAAACGTATGAAAGTGGATTAAGCTATGATATTTCGGATATGAACCAAGGATTGATGGAATTTGCATTAAGCAGCACAAATCATCCTCAGCAATGTCTAAGTATTGTAGCAAATATGAAATTGCGATCCGAGGAACCTTCTAAACCTGATATTTCTGGAACCGAAAAGCCAATAGCGTTCTTTGATGTCGAAGTATTTCCAAATCTGTTTCTGGTATGTTGGAAATATGCTGGTAAAGATCAACCGGTTGTTAGAATGTTCAATCCTGAGCCTAAAGATATTGAGGAAATGACAGAGAAATTGAATCTAATTGGGTTCAATTGCCGTCGTTATGATAATCATATGCTTTATGCTCGAATGATCGGATATTCTATAGAAGAACTCTATAATCTGTCTCAAAACATTATAAATGTGAAAAAAGGCAGTAGGGGACAGATGTTCGGGGAAGCCTATAATCTTAGTTATACTGATATTTATGATTTTGCTTCGGCCGGAAACAAAAAGAGTCTGAAGAAATTTGAAATAGAGATCGGTATAAACCATAAAGAGTTAGGTTTGCCTTGGGATCAGCCGGTTCCTGAGAATCAATGGACATTGGTCGCTGAATATTGCGATAACGACGTTATTGCAACTGAAGCGGTCTTTGAATATTTGAAAGGTGATTGGATCGCACGACAGATCCTGGCAGAATGGGCTGGAATGACAGTCAATGACACAACAAACCAGCTTACAACCAAAATCATATTTGGTGATGTAAAAAATCCCCAGGGGGAGTTCTGCTACAGAGATTTGTCTAAACCAGTTCATGAACTTGATCAGGAAGTTACATCGTTTCTCGAAGAAGCTTGTCCTGAAATGATGAGTGAGCCTCATGGCAAAGCGAAAAGTATTCTTCCATATTTTCCTGGATACACTTATGACGCTGGTAAATCTGTGTATAAGGGTATCGAGGTCGGAGAAGGCGGTTATGTATTTGCCAGGCATGGGATCTCACATTATGACGCATTATTGGATGTAGCAAGTATGCATCCGCATAGTGCCATAGCGGAATGTCTGTTTGGTCCGAAGTTCACCGAGATATTCAGACAGATCGTTGAAGGACGAGTATCTATCAAGCATCAGGCATGGAAAGATCTTGATAATCATTTAGGAGGCATTCTACGGCCGTTTATAGCACGAGTTGAAAAAGGTGAGTTCACCTCCGACGATTTGGCAAATGCGCTTAAAACGGCTGTAAACAGCGTCTACGGGCTTACAGCGGCTTCGTTCGATAATGCTTTCAGGGATAAGCGAAATAAAGACAACATCGTAGCAAAGCGTGGAGCTCTGTTCATGATCGATCTCAAGGAAGCGGTCACTCAGAGAGGATATTCTGTAATCCATATCAAGACAGATTCTATCAAGATCGAAAATGCAGATCTTGATATTATTCAGTTCGTTATGGACTTTGGTCGAAGATATGGTTATACATTTGAACACGAGGCTACGTACGAACGTATGTGTCTTGTAAACGATGCTGTGTATGTCTGCCGTTATGCTTCTCAGGAATGGTGTATGGAACATTATGGATATGTGCCAAGCAAGAATAAAAAGCATGCCGGAGAATGGGAAGCGACTGGCAAGCAGTTCCAGGTCCCGTATGTATTCAAGACATTGTTCTCTCATGAGCCGATCAGTTTCGAAGATATGAGAGAAACGATCTCTGTTACGACCGCGTTATATTTGGGAATTGGAACAGAAGATAATCCTGATTATAAGTTTGTTGGAAAAGTCGGGGCATTTACTCCAATGAAAAATGGGAAAGGTCATGACTTGCTTAGACAGGGAATAGACAAAGATGGTAATCCAAAGTATTCATTTGCCACTGGAACAAAAGGATATAAGTGGCTTGAGTCTGAAATGGTAAAAGACATGGATATGATGGATGATATTGATCTGTCGTTCTATAACAAGCAAGTAGATGACGCAATTGAAGCCATCTCTAAGTTCGGAGATGTTGAGAGATTCTTAAACGTTGATATTGTCGATGACGTAGAGGATTATTTAGCTCCCTGGGAGGCCGCCGAGCCTCCTTGGGAAGAAGAGTCTACGCCATTTGACGTACGTTAATTTATATTTAAAAGGAGTTTAAATAATGGATATCACATTTGCACCTAAAGGAATTCTTCAGATCGATGACGCTCGTATCGTCTATCGTAATTTTGCAGGAGAGGCAAGTGCTTACAATCGAGAAGGCGATCGTAACTTCGCAGTCGTCATTGAGACTGAGGAGCAGGAGAAAGCCCTCGTAGCAGAGGGATGGAATGTCAAGGCTAAGCCCAGCAGATCTGATCCTGATGATATTTTCAGGTTCCTTCCTGTTAAGATCAAGTTCAACGATCGTGGCCCTGCTATTTACATGGCCATGGGTGACAAGGAAGTCAAGCTGAGCGAGGCAAATGTCAAGCTGCTGGATAAGGCGGACATTGCCAGGGTTGATCTTGATATTCGTCCGTACGATTGGGAAGTCAACAGAAAGACCGGTCGGTCGGCATATCTATCTGCTATGCGAGTAGTGTGCAACATCAGCAGGTTCGAGCTCGCTCATATGGAACAGGCTGCAGAAGGAGAACTGCCGTTCTAAGATATTTAAGAAAGGAATACTATGAAAAAGATATATCGCGATTACGACTTCGACGAAAGAGATCTCCACAAGGTGACATTTGATGAGTTCGCCAATTACTCTCGCCCCAAAAAGCGAGAGTATTTTAATCATATGAGAGATTATTATGGATATTCTGTCGAAGACTTTGCAAAAGAGTTGAAAGTTAATGTCAGTACGGTAAAAGTGTGGTTCGAACGTGTTGGGTTCTATCCTAACTCATCAGTCGATAGGGTTAGAAAAAAGAAAAGTAAGGATAACCTGATATTTCAAAGAACCATAAGCGTTTTCGGACCAGACATGCCAGCAAGAAAGCTTTGTTATGAGTAATATTCTGTATGATTATCAGTATGACGCTGTGAAAAAAATGAAGAATGGTTGTATTCTTAATGGCGGAGTCGGATCTGGTAAATCTCGTACAGGATTATATTATTACTTTAAAGAACAGGGAGGTATGTTCAAAGACGATCTATACCTCCCTATGGCTAATCCTAAGGATCTGTATATCATTACGACTGCAATGAAGCGAGATTCTCATGAATTTGATCATGAGCTTACATTCTTTCGATTGTCTACAGACCCAAAGGAGAATCAGTACAGCAATAAAGTAGTAATAGACTCCTGGAACAACATAAAGAAATACAAGGATATTTTCGGAGCGTTCTTTATATTTGATGAAGATCGCGTAACAGGCCATGGTGCCTGGGTCAAGACTTTTCTGAATATTACGAGAAAAAATAATTGGATCATATTATCTGCTACTCCTGGCGACACCTGGGAGCAGTATATTCCAGTGTTTGTGGCGAATGGATTCTATAGGAACCAGACAGAGTTTAAACGAGAACATTGCATATATTCTCCGTACACCAAGTATCCAAAGATCGACAGGTATGTTGGAATAAAAAAGCTTGAGCGGCTTAGAAACGATATTCTAATTGATATGGATTATTCCAGACAGACCGTTCCGCATCATGAAGATATTTGGTGTGACTATGACTCTATCGCTTATAAACAGGTTTTCAGAACCAGGTGGGATCCGTTTAAGGATGAACCGATTCCTCAGGCATCTGTAATGTGCTATGTGCTTAGAAGGATCGTGAACTCTTCAGATTCCAGGCAGATCGCTCTTCTTGAACTTTTAGAAAAGCATGATCGGTCGATCATATTTTATTACTATGACTATGAACTGGATATTTTAAAAGAGATCACCTCTGGAATTGGGTTTGAGGTAGCAGAATGGAATGGGCATTTACATCAGCCTATTCCGACAGGAAAAAAATGGGTATATTTAGTCCAATATACTTCCGGTTGTGAAGGATGGAACTGTATAACTACTGACACAATTATATTCTATTCTCAGCAGTATTCGTACAAAGTATTAGCTCAGGCAGAAGGACGAATCGACAGACTCAATAGTCCTTATCGAGATCTATATTATTATCATCTCAAATCAAGGTCTTCGATCGATGTAGCTATATCGAAGGCTTTGAGTGAGAAAAAACAGTTTAATGAGAATCGTTGGTTAAAATGGACTCATTATAATGATTAGATATTTTAGGAGGATCATATTATGAAAAATGCACTTGTTCTTATTGGTTCCGGTATTCTGATGGGACTTGGTTTTAAAGCTGGAGAATTCCTTTGGGATAAAGGTAAGGAGTTTATCGAGTCACACGAGCTGAAGAAAAAGAAGGGTCCGTATGCAACTTAATGATAAAGAGGTGCTCTTCAACGTGTACTGCATGAGATGCAAGCATAATGGAGAGCCTGAAAACGAAACTACCGACGAGGATGGCAAGCTGGTCTATACGGCTTGCCATTATTGTCTAAATGTGCCTTATAGACAGGGAACTAGGGTTCCGGAAAGGTTTGAAGATATTAATGGATAAACTATATTTGTTGATCGGCGTTTTCATCGGTGTTGCTCTTTCTTTCTGCTTTGTTATGGCAAAAAATACGAAACGAAAGAGCGATATTTCTGCCGCATTGTGCCTTTCGATGCTAGGAGTCACTTTGTTCAAAGTCGATCTTGGAGACAGTAAGACTATCCAGAGTACATTTGATGGACTGATTGCTATCGGCCGAATGACAATCGGTAAAAAAGCTACTGCCGATCTTATAGATACTGTTGCCGATGAAATCGGACATATTATGGAGGTAGATATTAATGGCGAGGATGATTCCGAGCACTGATGGTAAGTACATCGCTATAGAAAAAGATATTGATGGGGTTCCCGCTATTGTTCTTGTGCCCAAAGATTATTGTGCTACAGACCGCAAATATTTTAAAATGGGCGGTTTCGAGCTCTTTAATCTTGTTGAGACTTATGCAGATTACATTAATGTGCATAAGGAAGGCTGGGATTACGTTGCGGATGAGAAGTATGAGTGGGAGAAGTAAGTATGACCTGGGAAGAAATGCTAAATATTCCAATTCCTGAAGCTAGTACTGGACAGGCGCAAACAGATATTGAATGTCCTGCATGTGGAAAAAACATATATTTAAACACTTCTATTGTTTTAACTACATATCCAGAAACATATCATTATTGGTGTTCCTGTGGATGGTATGGCTATTCACATGTTAAATGGAGTCCTAATATTAGTAGTCTGACGCAAAGTTTGTTCCATCTTAGTTAGAAAAAGATACAAAACAGAATGATATTGAAAGGATAAAGTATGAGTGATAAATCTAAATCTTCCGGTTCTATCGGAATTACACTTCTACAGATAGCTTTTATAGTTTTGAAACTATGCAAGGTCATTACTTGGTCATGGTTTTGGGTGCCCTTGGTGGAAAGGCGAAGACATACCAACCGATTGGTATTGTGCTAATGGAGAAAGGAAAGACGATGACTTGCCTTGAACACTACTTTGAAAATCTGCTCTTCTACGGGAAAGATGTGGCAAACGACGTGAACAAGAACGCCTTGACGGAAGATGAAAGAAAAGCGGTTGAGGCTTGTGCCCAGTACGTTATCTACGTTTTATTTGGCAACAGGGAGATTTTCGAAAGGTGGCTAAAAAGAGGCTCTGTTCCATGTGAATGGTGTCAGGAGTTCGACTGCTACGGATGCGAATACGATACCCAAATATAGGAGTGAATAATATGACTATTAGTGAAATTTGGATCGCGATAATTGTTTCTATTTTATGTCTATCATTGGTCGCACTGGTAACTACTTTTATTGTTGATACGATTAAGGGGTGGAAGAAGAAATGAACGACGATAAGAAAGATCTTGTTAAAGTGATACGCTGCAAGAATTGTAAGCATTACTCTGATAATCTGAATGATATTTCTGGGGTATGTCATTATGAGATCATGGCTAGGATCAGAGCGCCTGAGGATTATTGCTCTAAAGGAAAATGGAAAGATGATCCATCGCATCCGTTTGCAGATGACGTAATGATGGGAGAATAAAAAGATATTTAAGAAAGGATAAATAATGAAACTTATTAATTCCGATGATATTAAATACCAAATGCTTTATAAGGAGAATTTCCTTTCAGGAACAGGGGTAGAAGCTCCGGCCGTATGGAAATCTGATATTGATGCTATGCCGGCTGTTGATGCCGTTCCCGTTGTGCGATGTAAGGATTGCAAATTTTATTGGCAAAACATGAAAGATAACTTTGACGAACCTATTCCGGCATGTCTTGCTTCACCGAAAGTTGATGCCTTTTGTTCGGAAGGAGAAAGGATAGAAAATGCTAATAACAGAGGATGGATACTCACTTACTTACAACAAAGGAGCAAACCAAATCACAATCTGTCTGCCGCAGACGATGATGACATTCACCAACACTATAGCTATGGTGACAAACAGAAGGATTGATTTAACACCGTCTGAAGAAGCACTCATCCTCAATACTGTAAGATTTATATTTGAAGAAAGGAAAGATAATGGAGTGGATAGTTAATGTATACGAAGACAAGACCATTTTGGATGCAAAGTGGATAGCAGAGCTTATACGATGCAAGGATTGTAAGCATTTCGGGTACTTATGGGGAGAAATCTATTGTGATGGATTCGCTGATGAAATGGTGACGATTGGTGAAGATGATTTTTGCTCAAGAGGAGAAAGGAAAACCTGATGGGTTCTTACGACATTGGTAAATCTGACGTGTGCAAATGGATCCGAGAAAGATATTCTCCTGAAAGTACTATCCTGGATGTCGGTGCTTGTGATGGAAAGTGGAGAAAGCTGCTGCCTGAGTACACAATGGATGCGGTTGAGATATTTCCGCATTATGCCAAGCGATTGGAAGGATATAGAAATGTCTTTGTAATGGATGTTTTTGAGCTTCAATATGATTGGTATGATTTGGTAATATTTGGAGACGTGATTGAGCATATGACTATCGAGCGAGCTCAGACAGTTCTCGAATATGCTAAGCAGCATTGTAGTGATATGATCGTGGCAGTTCCGTTTTGTTACGAGCAAGGAATCGTAGATGGTAACATTTGGCAGATGCATATTCAGTATGATCTGACTCCTGTGAACTTTGACGAAAGATATCCTGGATTTGAAAAACTGTTTTATCTCAGTCCTGATTATTGCTATTATCATCTGGCCAAATAGGAAATGAGGAGGGGTTGCATATTTTGCAGCTCCTCTTCTTTTTTTTTTACAACTCCTTTTATGGAAATCTGAAAGGAGGTAACTATTATGAACTGGATATCTGTAAAAGAGTCTTTACCGGAGAAAACTATGCCGGTCCTCGTATTATTTCGTGCAAATGGGAAATATTGCCCATATGTATCGTTATTTGTATGCGGGGGCCAAAATGTTACACCAGAATGGGTCGGAATAGACGGCAGACTAGTTACACATTGGATGCCCATTCCAGAATATCCAAAAGATTAGGCTCTTCGGAGCCTTTTCTTTTTGGCCCAAAAATATTTTTCAAAAGTGGGCAGCGGCCAAAAATTATTGGGTTTTAGTTGATTTTAGAAGAAAAATGTGGATGCGAGAAATGTAATTATTCTTCGTTTTTGGCCAATTTGTGGCCATTTGCCCACTTTCTGCCCACTTTTAAAAACAAAAGTGGGCACGAAAAAACCTAGTAATTATGCGGGTTTGCGGGCTCTGTGGCCAAAAACCCACTTATTTTTCTTATTTATACGCGATATAAAAAATTTTATATATAAATAGAAAAACGGGCAAAAAAGTGGGTTTTTGGGCATGACTTTCTTAACCGCAAAAAAAACAATGCCTGTTATGGAGAGAAGATAAAGTTCTAGACTTTATATAATCTGAGGAACCGGCTTGAGTTTAGTGGGCAATAGCTTACTATGATCAACACGGTTTCTTCTTTTTATATATTTTTTGGAGGTGCTAAAGGAGATGGCACGTGGATCAAACGTGGAAGCAGGATTTCAAGATAGTTTGATTAAAGAGATCAAAGAACGATTTCCAGGATGTATTGTTTCTAAACAAGATCATCCTCAGGGCTTCCCCGATCTCTTAATACTTTACTACGATAAATGGGCATTGTTGGAATGTAAGAAAAACGAAAAAGCATCACATAGACCGAATCAAGATTTTTGGGTAACTCTAACTGATACAATGTCGTTCTCAAGATTTATATTTCCTGAGAACAGAAAGGAGGTTCTTGATGAGTTATCAGTATTCTTCGGGCGTACTACCTGATCATGCTATATTTAGTCCTTCTCAGCCATCCTGGTTGAATTACAGCGACGAACAGACGATCGAAAGATATTGTAATGCACAGGCAAAAGAAATGGGCACAAGGCTTCATTCTTGGGCTGCAGAGACAATAGCATTGAATATTAGACAGTCAAGATCTCATAAGACATTGAATATGTTTATTAACGATGCGATAGGTTTTCGCATGATTCCAGAAAACGACATTACCCATCCGACAAGATTTGTATATTCGGAATTCTTCTTCGGAACATGCGATGCATACTCTTACAACAACGGAGTTCTTAGAATTCATGATTTGAAAACAGGTAAAGGTCCGGTTCATCCAGAGCAGCTTGAAATATATGCTGCTCTTTTTTATTTGCAGGAAAAACTGGACCCATATAAAGCTCAGACAATTCTTCGTATTTACCAGAATGATGACGTTGTTGAGTGGGAACCAGAAGCAGATAGGATCAAAGGAATCATGGATCTAATAGTCAAGCGAGACAAATTACTTAGAGAATATTTAGGAGGGTTGTTATGAGCAAAATAGCAAAAGTTAATTACATAGAAACAAAAGATGACAGCCCTGCTTTATCTCATATCGGAATGCCGAGAAGAAGTGGTCGATATCCTTGGGGGTCTGGAGAAGATCCGTATCAGCATGAGGCTTGGTATGGGAAACCAGACTATCAGTCAAGTTCTGATTTCTTGGCTAGAGTAGAAAAACTTAAGAAATCCGGATGGAAAGATGATGCCGCTGGAGTGAGAGAAGCTTTTGGTATGTCTCTTCCTGAATATCGAGCCACTCTTTCAAATGCATCTTCTGAAAGAAGAATGATCAAGATAGCTACTGCTAAAAGTCTTAAAACCGATGGACTGACAATTGATCAAATAGCAGAAAAAATGGGAGAGCCGCCGTCTACCGTTCGTTCTTGGTTAACTCTTAAAGATTCGGCTGGTACTACAACTAAAACTAAAGAGTTGGCAAGTCTTCTTAAGCAGCAGATTGATGAAAAAGGCATGATCGATGTCGGATCTGGCGTTGAGATCGAGCTCGGTGTGTCCAAAACAAGATTAGATGCGGCATTGAAGATGCTTGAAGATGAAGGATATCCTGTTTATGGTGGTCGAGTTCCCCAGGTTACAAATGAAGGTAAGTATACGATCATCAAAGCAGTATGCCCTCCTGGAACCGAGCATAAAGAGATCTATAATTATGATAAGATTCAGTCAATAACCGATTATACTTCTCACGATGATGGCGAGACATTTACAAAACTAGCTCCTCCTGCAAGTTTGGATTCTAATAGAGTTAAAATTAGGTTTGCAGAAGATGGAGGAACGGATAAAGATGGTATTATTGAAATTCGTCCTGGTGTTCCTGATTTGTCTCTTGGTGAGTCGCATTATGCTCAGGTTCGTATTCTGGTTGATAAGGATCGGTATATTAAAGGTGTTGCTGTTTATAGTGATGATCTTCCTCCTGGGTGCGATGTTCTTGTCAATAGCAACAAGTCTAAAGATGTAGGAATGTCAGGCGCTTTAAAGAAAGTAAAAGATGATCCTGAAAATCCATTTGGAGCTTTGATTAAAGCAAATGGACAGTATTATTATGATGGACCAGATGGAGAGAAACATTTGTCTCCAATCAATAAGACTAGAGAAGAAGGCGACTGGACCGATTGGAAGGATGCAGTGCCTTCTCAATTTTTGTCCAAACAGCCTATCAAATTGGCTAAGCAGCAGCTGCAAGTGGCTATTGATGACAGACAAGCAGAATTTGATTCTATCAATTCATTGACAAATCCAACAATTAAAAAGTATCTATTGAATAAGTTTGCCGATGAATGCGACAAAACATCTGTTACTCTGCAAGCAGCTGCTATTCCTGGTCAAAAGTATCATGTAATTATTCCTATTAATACTTTAAAAGACAACGAAGCGTATGCTCCTGGTTACGACAATGGAACAACACTCGCTCTGATTCGATATCCTCATGGTGGAACATTTGAGATTCCGATTGTCACTGTTAATAATCGTAATAAACTAGGTCAAAGCATTATCACTAACCAGACAACTGATGCAATAGGAATCAATCATAATGTTGCCGGAAGATTGTCTGGTGCTGACTTTGATGGCGACACAGTCATGGCCATTCCAATCAGAGGAAATATTAATATTAAATCTACTCCTCCTTTGGCTGGTCTTGTTGGCTTCGAGCCAAAAGAACAGTATGGCGGAATTTCGAAGCTAGATTCGAATGGCGTTGAGCATCTCTATCGGGCAGATGGTACTGAGTATAAGAAGATGAAAGATACTCAGAAGCAAATGGGCGTGATTACGAATCTTATTACTGATATGACATTGCAAGGAGCTACATCTAATGAGTTGGCTCGAGCAGTAAGACATAGCATGGTAGTAATTGATGCCGAAAAACATGGATTAGATTACAAACAATCAGAGATAGATAATGGTATCGAAGCATTAAAGAATAGATACCAAAGAAAAACTGATGGCTCTGATGGTCATGGTGCTGCTACTCTTATCTCTAGAGCAAAGAGTCAGTACTCTGTAGATAAAAGAGTAGGGGAACCCAAAGTAAATATTAAGGGGACGGACTGGTATGATCCTTCTAGACCCGAAGGAGCCCTAATTTTTAACTACAAAGTACCGGACTCCCAGCTAGAGTACTCCTACACTAAGGTAAACAAACGGACTGGAGAAGTGACAGAGGTCACTAAAAGAAAGTCTCAGCAGAGTAGGTGGATGGCAGAAGTCGATGACGCTAGGGAATTAATTTCAGATACCAATACCCGTATGGAAAATCTTTATGCCGACTATGCCAATGCCCTTAAGGGGATGGCAAACAAAGCTAGAGCAACAGCATATAAAACAGAGAGGATAGCTATCAATAAGGGGGCTCAAGAAGAGTATTCTACAGAAGTTAAGAGTCTTAAAGATAAATTAAAGACCGCCCTCCTAAATGCTCCTAGAGAAAGAAAAGCCCAATTTATGGCTTCTACAGAAGTATCTAAAAAGATAGCTGCATATAAAGAAGCAAACAATGGTAAGAAGCCCCCTAAGAAAGAAGTTGGAAAATGGGGGCAGATGGCTCTCACAAAATATAGAAAAGAGTATAATTCAGTAGCAAGAAGAAAAAGAAGCATTGACATAAACGATCGTGAATGGGAAGCAATTCAAAAAGGAGCAATAGGAGAGACAGATCTCATGAAGATTCTACAGAACACAGATGTAGATTCTCTTCGTGCTAGAGCAACTCCAAAAGCTGGAAAAGGTTTGTCTGCTACACAAATCAATCGCATTCATTCGCTTGCTAATAGCAGTTACACAGTTGCTGAAATAGCGAAAAAGCTTGGAGTTTCGGCAACAACTGTCAAAAACTATTTGAGTGATGGAAATTAAAGAAAGGATGTGATCGAGGTATGGCATACGAGCCCTCCAATATTGAAAGTCGTTTGACAACAATTGACAATCCTTTTGATCCTTTTGATGATTTTGCTTCTTGGTTTTTGTATGATTCGCAAAAAGGTTACGATTCTTGCGCAAAAGTAGCTCGTGTTGCAAATATTGTTAATTCGATGACCGAAGATGAACAACTTGCAGCCCTAAATGATGCTATTGATGCAATAATTGCTGCTGATCCATTCGATATTTACAAAAAAGTTTATCGAAAGGCTGACGATTTCACTCCCCTTGACCCTGAAGAATCTTAAAAACAGGGGGGAGGGGGTCTTAAAAATACCACCCCCTCCCTCAT